ATGCTTGCGGGTGGTTAGCCAGATTCGGTTTTGGTGAAGGATTTGCTACAGCGGCCGATTTCAAGTCTCTATCTCAGGAAGTGAAAGACATCAAGGTGGATCTTTTGGAACAACGTATCTACGAAGCCCAGAAGCTTCGCTGCGAGTCTCAAAAGAGTCAAAATTATGTTGCCTTGCAATTCTACATCAACCAAGTGAACAAAATGCATCGAGAATACGCGATAGCTATGAAAGGTGTTTTGCTTCAAGTTCCGACTTGCCAAGAACTGGGGATTGACGTATGACTCTCGGTCAAAAACAAAAGCTATTCGTTCGACTCTTCAGTCATTGGTTGCAATGGGCTCTTGAGAGAGGCTATGAATTCTCTTTCGGTGAAGCCAAGCGATCCGATGAACAAGCTGAGATCAATGCCATCGGTCAAGGTGGCAGAGAAAACGTTGCAAGAATGGTTGAAAAGATATTTCCCGGGCTCGCCGCCAAGATTCGAAATAACGGACCGGCGAACGGCATCCGTAACACCGCTCACGGTAATCAACTAGCGATCGATATGAACGCTTTCAAGAATGGAATCTATCTGACCAAAAGCGAGGATTGGAATGAGCTGGGAGAATACTGGGAAAGCTTGCACCCTCTTTGCCGCTGGGGTGGAAGGTGGAATGACGGCAATCATATCTCTATCGAGCATGAAGGAGTGAAATAATGAACGTGTTAAAAGAGCTATACGCTTTCTGGGTTGGACACGGAACTAAAATTCTGGGTTCGATCACGGGAACGATTTCTCTGTTCGTTGCAACGGCCTTGAGTATCGAGGGGCTGATTCCAGCGGATGATATGAAGTATTGGCTATTCGCCAATGCCTTCTTAGGTGCCTTGATTGTGAAGCGGGGTTTTACGAACGGTCCAGGTAGCTCAGGTAGTCCCCAGGGTGGGTTCGCTCGTCCGGCCATGCTTGCGCTCCTATTAGCGCTCGCTATCCCGGCTGCGATCGTATTACCGGGCTGTGCCGCAACGAACCCCTTCGAAGCAGCTCAGAGCCCGCCCCAAGCGGCCCTAGCGGCTTTCGGGTCGTATGCGATCGTCAAGGACCAAGCGGCCAAAATCTACGTTGATTCGGCGACTCCCGAGGAAGTGAAGGCGGCATTGAAGAAAGCCAACGACGCTACCACGAAGCCGATGAATTCCCTGTACGACGCTTACATGGCATACCTGGATGTCAAAGACTTACTCGATGCCGGGAAGACCACCGAAGAGAAACTTCAGATCGCTACGGCGAATCTTCTCAACTGGTATCTGACGGCCAAACCGTTACTCGACGATCTTCAAACCGAAATCGATAAGGTGAAATAATGGATACTCCAACACCCAACCCCGTCGTATCCCTGTTGCCTGCTTTCATTCGGGCACTCGCAGTGATTGCGAAAGACCCATCCCTGGGCTATCGGGGAGCGGCCATCAACGCCAGTTTGAATTTTGCAGCCACGGCCGTGGAGCGTGGGGTCGAAGCTCGGAACGAGTTCAAGGAGCTTCACGATCTCATCCAATCCCTGGCAGTTGGTGAAGACCCCCCGCGAGAAGTCTGGCACGATTTCAAAGCGCGAGCGGATGCGGCCGAGATGTTGTTCAATCCGCCGGCTCCGGAAGTTCCAACGGACTCTGAGTAATCGGCTGAGGTATCTCTGATGGCTACGGCAATGACTTTCAATTCTCTTTTGGTTGACCTTAAGAGATACCTCGAACGGGGGGGAGTGACGGATACGGAAGTATACGCTCAGCTCCCTTCCCTGATCAATCTGGCTGAGCGTAACATTGCTCGTGGATTGAAAGTTCTAGGAACTCAGAATGTGGTTCAAAGCGTTCCCCCGACGGGTGGGTTGGTTGCGGGTACATCCGTTTATCAGAAGCCCGATCGATGGCGCAATACGGTCAGCATGAACTTCGGAACGGGATTGACCCAAAACAGTCGAAAATTTCTTTTCCCTCGCTCATATGAATACTGCCGAGCTTATTGGCCGGACTCGGATGAGCGAGATGTTCCTGAGTTTTACTGCGACTACGATTACTACCATTGGCTGGTTGTACCCACTCCGGTGCTGACCTATCCCTGGGAAATCCTGTATTATCAGCAGCCAGCTTTCTTGGACCTATCAAATCAGACTAACTGGCTCACTGAGCTTGCGCCCGACGCGTTACTCTATCGAACCCTGTTGGAATGCGAACCGTTCCTAAAGAACGACGAGCGCATGACCACTTGGGGTAATCTGTTCACCACGGCGATGTCTCTTCTTGATGGAGAGGATATCCAAAGAATTATCGATCGTTCAGTCGTACGGACGAAGGATTAACTTATGCCTTTCGATGAAGTATTTGGTGGTCAACCGGTTTCGCCGTCGCAGCTATCATACTTGGCGCTGACGATTTCCGCCGATGCGGTTCTAACCTGGCCATTAGAGCAGTCCTTCGGTGGGGCCAATGTGGTAGCGGACATCATTGACTTGAATGCCGGCAATCCCGGCTTGAATGTTGATATGCCGGATGCCACTTTGGTATCCCCGGGTACCAATGTACTGTTCAATAACGTTGGCTCCGACACTGTGACTATCCGAGATTCGACCGGAGCCACCATCATTTCTCTGGTATCCGGATCAACCTGGATGATTTACCTGAGAGATAATTCGACAGCGGCAGGACTTTGGCGAACCTTCCAGTTTGGCGCATCAGTATCCGTATCGAATGCTGCCGCCCTGGCTGGGGCAGGTTTAAAGGCCATTACGACAACCCTGAATGCCAGAATTGCTGTCTCACCCAAGTCAGTCAATTACTCGATCGTAGACGCGGATCGAGCCCTAGCTCTAGTCTGGACTAGCGGTGTCGGCGCTTTCGATCTACCCTCTGCGGCGGGTGTCGGTGCTGATTGGTACACGATCATCCGAAATTCCGGTAGTGGTGATCTAACAGTAGCGCCACCATCTGGTACTATCAATGGAGCGGCTTCTGTCACATTTGCTCCGGGTGACTCGGGATTCGTTGTCTGCGATGGTATCGACTACTTCACGATCGGTTTCGGTAATAGCAGCGGGGGGGGCGGAACCGGATTTGGTTTCATCACCATCAACGTGGCCGGCAGCGGCGACTATACTCTGACGGGTGCAGAACTGGGACAAATCGGGTACCGCTTTACGGGAGCGCTGGTAGGAACTAGAAACATCATTGTTCCTAATACCACCGATGAGTACTGGGTTGACAATCAGACAAGTGGAGCCTTCAGTCTGTTCGTCAAAACCATCGCTCAGGTTCCGGGAGTCGAGGTTCAACAAACCGCCCGCAACATCCTTTATTGCGATGGCACCAACGCCGTGGCGGCAGAAACCGCTACGATTTCATTTCCTGTGGCAGTGAATCAAGGCGGTACTGGTGCTATTAATGCGGCGTCAGCCCGAACGAACCTGGGGGCTACGGTCACGGGTGCGGCTCTGTTTACGGCCGTGGATGCGGCGGCAGCTCGTGCAGCTATCGCGGCGGTAAGTACAGCTCGACTGGTATCCACGTCTACCGGATTACTTGGAGGTGGAGATCTTTCTGCCGACAGAACCCTGACCGTTGATAGGACGGGTACGGACGGCAGTCAAGTCGGATATCTTGATGCTCCGCCGAATATTCAGGCTGGAAACTATGGAATCATCATCACCGACCGAGGTTTGATGATTTTGCATGCGAATGGCGCGGGCTTTGGTGATACGTATACGATCCCCTCAAACGCGTCGGTAGCGTTCCCCATCGGTACTATCATTCTTATCGTTAATCTCGATGCGGCGTCTCTTAGCATCGGGATCACAACAGATACGATGTATCTCGCGGGTTCGACACTGACGGGTACTAGAACGTTGAGTCAAAACGGTATCGCTACTCTTGTAAAGGGAGCATCAACAACCTGGGTGATTGGCGGACCAGGAGTCGCATAATGCTAATCATGGCCGCATCAATGGGTGGGTTGAAAAACGCAGCTACCATAAACATTGGTTCAAGCTCCGGGGCGCGTGGATTTGCTGCCGCCTTTCCAATTGGCCCTACCGGTTCTTATACACAGTTGATCGGAAACCCCGCTTGGGGGGCACCGATTAGGCGTATTCTCTGTCTTCCCGGCTCGATCGACTTGCAGATTTGGTTTACCAACTCGGACCGAACCCAGGGATTTTGGACTGAGTTGAGAATCTGGGATGACTCGAATACTATGCGTCGATATTTCAGCAAAGATGCAACGTACTCTGGTGCTGGCACCAGCTCTTGGTCATTCGGAACCGGATCTAACCCCGTTTGGAACACTGCGATCGGTTTGGATCGTCGAGTTGAGTTCTATTAAACATGACTAGCAAAACAGCTCCTACACCAATTCGATCAGCTCCGGGTATCCAACGGGATGGAACCCGGTTTGCAAGTGATGCCTATTCCGATGGGTTGTGGTGCCGATTTCAACGCGGACTACCTCGCAAGATGGCGGGCTATCAAGCGTTGACCGAAACCCTCCCTGAGCTGGTTTATGGCATGACGTCGTTTTCGCAAAGCGGCACTATCTTTCAACATCTAGGATCAGCTACCGAGTTGAATCAGGTTAGATCGAATTTCACCGGTAACTTTCTAGGGTTATCAGATCGCACTCCTGCGGGTACCTTTGCGCCGAATGCCACCAATCTCTGGCAATTCGATACTCTGGCAGACCCCACTGGCGGTAACGCTCGATTGATTGCACATCCGGGTCAAAATCTCTCCGACATCGACAATGCGGTTGAAACCGACATTTTCGTTGGCGATATGACGGCAACGGGAGTCCTGACCGCTACGGCGATGGATCCTGTCAGTGGTGGTATCCTCGTTCTATACCCCTACCTGTTGGCTTTCAGTAATGCGGGACGCGTTGATATCTCGGATCTGGAAGATCTATCGGTGCCTCCGGTGGATAGTGCTTTTGTCACGGGCTCTAAACTTATTCGCGGGCTATCGCTACGCGGTGGCGGCGGTGGTCCAGCTGGATTGCTCTGGTCGTTGGATTCCCTGATTCGGGCCACGTTCAATAGCGCGGACCCCGCTGACGGTATTTTTGCCTTCGATACCATCGATGACTCTATCTCGGTGATGTCGTCACGTTCGATCATCTCCCATGCGGGTATCTACTACTGGGCGGGAGTAGATACCTTTTACATGTTCAACGGCGTGGTTCGAGAAATCCCAAATACCATGAACGTGAATTTCTTCCTAGACAACCTGAATTTCAATCAGCGTCAGAAAGTCTTCGCTTACAAGGTTCCTCGGTTTGCTGAGATATGGTGGTGCTTTCCATCGGGTAATGCTACCGAGTGCAATCATGCGGTGATCTATAACTACCGAGAAAACTATTGGTATGACACTCCGTTACCCAATTCTGGTCGCACCGACGGCATCTATGCGAAGACTTATAATCGTCCGTTCATGACCGGGCTTACCCCAACAGCCGCTCCCGCCTACCGCTTGTGGCAGCATGAAATTGGTACGGACGAGATCGTAGCCAGCTCGGTTCAACCGATTCGGTCCTACTTCGAAACTGGGGATATCTCCCTGATGGATTCGGATAAACCGTCTTCAAATTCCCTGAGAGTGTCTCGGGTAGAACCGGACTTCGTTCAGGTTGGGAATTTGAACTTGACGGTAGTAGGAGAAGCGAATACTCGATCCGCCACGATTGATGCGGCCACTAAGACGTTTGCGCCCGGCCCGGCTACAGCTGAGTTTCAGCTGGTTGATCTAAAGGATGCAGTCCGACGTATTCTACGATTTAGGTTCGAGTCGAATACTACGGGCGGTAATTACGAGATGGGTAAAGTCATGGCTCATCTGGGTGAAAACGATGGACGTCTTACCCAATGAGCACTATCCAGCTCATTGATCCACGTCGCACGACACCGGAGGACTGGTGTGATAGAATGGTGCTCGAACTGGACTCCTTCGGCACTATCCCTATCCTAGTACCGGGGATGTCTTGGAAAGACTGGGCTCGCGGCGTGATTCAGCTTTCTGAACTTTCGATCTTTGATCCCCCCAACCCGGATCAGTATGAAGAGGAAGAATTCGAGGATTGGGCAATAGATTTTAATGATGCGGTCTTTGCGGGAGATTAACGATGAAGAGCATTCGCAGCGCGAATCTTGGAGATGGTGAGGTAATCACCGTTCGCGTGTATGAGCCCCGTCCGGTGGCTCGATTCGCGGAAGGCGGGCTCGCTCGTGCGGCCGAAGCCGTACGCGGTCGTGGCCGGATGGGAGACGACGTGTTGATTCATATCAACCCGGAAGAATTCCAGCAACTCCAGAAAATCTGGGGAGAGCCTTCGTACAACCCTCATACGGGTCTTCCCGAGTACGGCTTCATGTCGAAGCTGAAGAAGGCCGTGAAAAGCATTGGTAAGTCCATCGTGAAAAGTGCAACACCCTGGACGATCAATAAACAGGACATCGAGGATATCAAGCATGGGGAGGGTATTGCTGGAGTCGGCACACCCTTACATGGTCTCTCGGCTGGCTATTCCGCTCACAAAGCGTTATCGCCCACTTACCATATCAAAGATCGAGTGGATCGTCTGAGGAACGGTGAAAAGCTGTTCTCGAAAGAACACTTAAAGAATACTTACAAAGACAATCACCATTACATCCAGGATGCGGTGAAAGAGAACAAGATCCCGTTGATGGCCATTGCCACGGCCGGTTTAGGGGCTGCTGGGGCTGCTGGTAATGCGGCAGATGCCGGCGGAGCTTTAGGAACCGCCGGAGAGGCTGGTGGGGCTCTTAACACCGTTGCTAACGTCGCGGGTGGAGCGGGTTCGGCAATACCCGCAGGAATTGAGGGAGTCACCGTTACCGCTTCTGGTCTTGGAAGCGGTCTATCAGCCGCCGATGCTGCCGCTGGTTTAGGAGCCTTGGGTCAAGTTGCTCATGGGGTAGACAGCTACCAGAACCCGAACGAGGTGAAGGAGTACCGAGATACGTATAAAGATCCGAACGCTCCCACGGCGGAGGAGCTGGGAATCCCTGAGCCGTCCTTGCCGCCGGAGCCGAGTCTGTGGGATCGAACTCTTGCCTACGGTTCCGATATGGGCAATTGGAAAGATATTGCGGGTGGCGTAGGTGCTATCGGAACTCTTATGGGTGGAGGTGGTGCTGGTGGCGGTGGTCCTCCCGCTCCTCCCGATGGTTTCAACCAAGGAACCAATTCGATGGCTCCGGTCGATTATTTGGGTCGATCCAGAACCGGAGACATTTCTGATTACTACTCGTATGGAGCGGGTCCTGAGTTTCAGTTCTATGACCGAGAGCCCCGTCCTGTCGGCGCTGCGAGAGGCGGAGGCATCGATCTTGGCTATGGTCAAGGAGGAGGCGCGCTTAGTCGTCTCGTCCGGGGTCCAGGCACGGGCAGGAGTGATGATATTCCTGCCCGCCTTTCTGACGGTGAATATGTCTTCGATGCCGAGACCGTGGCATTGCTAGGCGACGGAAGTACCGATGAGGGGGCTCGTCGCTTAGATGCGTTACGTAAGAAATTACGTATGCATAAGGGAAAAGCTTTATCCAAGGGAAAGTTCAGTTCTAGTGCAAAGAATCCGGAGGAATACCTGTGAGTATCACAGATTTCTTATTTGAAGGACGTCCGCCAGCCAGCGTCACGACGTATGGCTCTAGCACAACCAACGTCCCGTCCTGGCTGAACGACTACACGCAGGGGTTGGTTGCTCGCGCTAATACCGTGGCTGCCGAACCCTACCAGCAGTATGGGGGTCCACGTATTGCGGGATTCACACCCCTGCAACAAGCGGCGCAGAATCAGGCGGGCAGTACTGCGGGAGCATGGAAACCCGGGATGAATGCCGCTCAGGGTGCGTTCAATAGTGTCGCCTCGGGTCCGGGAGCGCTTCAGCAAGCTCAACCATTCCTGAATAAAGCGGGTGGGTCATATACGGATTCAGTCGAACAGTACATGAACCCGTATACGAAAAACGTGATTGATCGATCGACGGATTTGGCTCAACGAGCTTTGCAAGAAAAGCTGATGCCGGCGATCAACAGCAATTTCATCAAAGCGGGTACATACGGGTCTGCCGGTCAACAGCGCGCGGTAGGTCGAGGGCTGAGGGATATCACGGAAGGCGTTCAGAGCCAAGCCAATGCGGCTCTGGCTGGTGCATACGAATCCGGTGCCAACATTTACAACCAGGATATGAGTCGTCAGCTCCAAGCGGGGCAGACTGTCGGTAACCTGGCCGCGAGTGATGCCGGCAATCGTTTGCAAGCCGGTCAGGGGCTTGGCGCGCTCGCCGAGGCTCAGCAACGAATGAACGCGGGCGATATCACGCAACTAGCAACGGCGGGCAAGGATCAACAGAACCAGAATCAACGAAATCTGGATCTTGCCTATGGTGACTTCCAGAATCAAACGAATTTCGATCGAAACACCACCGACTGGCTATCCTCGATTATTCGTGGCATCCCTTACTCGTCGTCTACTCAGACCACGGATACGGGGCCAGCGGAGGTTTACGGTCCTAGCGGATTGGAGCAACTCGGATCTATCTTCTCCCTGTGGCAAGGAATCCAGGGTCAAGGAAAAGCTCGAGGCGGAAGTATAAAGCGATTGCCCGCACCTCGAAGAGGCGCGTTGGAAATCTATCGGAGTACAAGAAATGGCCGATGAATACGATGATGACGACTACAGCGGCGGACGTTCTCCGCTCGCTTTAGTTGGGATGCAAGAACAATACACGACTCCGGAGGCTTTGGCATACGCCAGGAAAATCCTGGGGCGCACGGTCGACAATCCGTCGAGTGCCGGAACCGATGCATACCTGAACAAAGTCAAATCCAATGCTGACTCAGCGCGTATGGCGTTGCGCAATGCTCGCAAGCATCTCGCGGCAGCTAAGTACGGTAACTCCGAGCAGTGGCTGGCGGCATCAGCGGCACTCGGGGCTCCTACACGCACGGGTCACTTTGGAGAAGCTCTGGGCCGGGTTCCCGGAGCCCTTATCGAGCCTCGTCGTCGTCAACGGGAATGGAACGAGGGCCGAGATAAAGGGGTTCTGGACCTTGATTTGGCTCTGAGTAACGTCGACGATGAGTACTTGGCCGCTCAGCTACAGCTGATGAAAATGCGTCAGGAGCAGGACACGAAACTCTCCGTCGAGGCTATGAAGACCTTGGGTCGTCGGGTTGGACAGCCTTCACCGCAACAGAAGAAGCGCGATGCTGCCACCCAAGCGGTCGATCGAGAATACTCGAAGGATTATGTAGAGTTCATCCAGACGGGTGCATCGGATGCTGCGAAGGGGCTCCAGGATTTGCACACGGCGGTAGAACGCTTGGATCCGGCTGATCCTAAGGCACCAAGACCTGATAATCTGACCGGACCGCTGGTGGGCATTATCAGTCGTATTCCTTGGATCGGTAAAACCGTCCAAGACGTGACTATGCCCGAATCAGCCGATACCCAAGAAATGGTGGAGTATACGGTTCAACGGTCGTTACGCCCCATCCTCGGTTCCCAGTTTACGAAAGACGAAGGCGAACGTTTGATCAGCCGCGTGTACAATCCCGCGTTGGACGAAAGGACCAATGCGAATCGTCTGCGACATTTGATCGAACAGATGACCCGTGCTTACGAGGCTAAGGTTGGAGCGGCTGATTACTTCCGCGAACATGGAACCCTGGAAGGCTTCGATGGCCAAATCCGATTCAACGTAGACGACATCTGGACTCGTGACGACGATAAGTACGGAACTGGATTGAAGGGTGATCCGCTTCTTGCTAAGTCTGCTGCGCCGAAGCAGGATCCGCAACAGTACAAGCCGGATCCTAGCAAGCCACCCCTGTATTACGAGGATTTGGTTCCTGCTGGCGAAGAGGAAGAGGGATTTGCCGAAGGCGGTATGGTTGGGGCTGACGAAGAAATCGATTCTTCTGGACGCACGCCGTTCACGATGCCCGACGGTCAGGTGGTATACGCCAAGCCCGGTGTTCCTTACGAGAAGGTGCTAAGTCGCTATTCGATGGCGATGGAAAAGGCTGGATCACCTTTGCAAGCTCCACAGGAAGCTCCACAGGAAATTCCGCAAGAGCCTTCTCCGCAGGAAGAACCGGCCATTAACATGCCGGCTGCCGACGTTGTCGATGTCGCCGGAAGTGACCCGGGGATGCTTGCAGCGCTCGGATACGGGGCCGCAGGAGCCGGTGGCGGTCGTTACGGGGCGAAGCTATCGCACTTCCTAGCGGACCGCGTACCTGGTCATAAATCGACGAAAGCGGAAAGCCGGGTATTGCGAGCGCTCGAAAACGAGGGTCTGAACCCTACGGAATGGGCAAAGCTCGTTACTCAAGCTCAACGCATGGGTGTTCCCGTCAATGGGTTGGATATGGGTGGAATCGAGATGCGCGCATTAGGCGAGCAGGCAATGAACCCTGAGAACCCCGAGACCCGCCAGCTGTATCGTGAAACCGTCGAACGTCAGCGAGGTTCGCGTGATCGAGTAGTCGACCAGGTCAATAAGGGACTCAAGCCTGATGATTACTTCGACACCGAGAAGAAATTACTCGAGCAAATGCGTGAGGGTTCTGGGGATGCTTACAGGGAGCTGTACAAGCAATTTCCCAACCTGAGATCTGAACAGCTCATGCAGCTGATGAATACTCCCAGCGGGGCTAAAGCAGTTAAATCTGCTACTAAGTCCATTCGAGATAAGCCGGGTTCTACGATCGGCAAGGCGGATGCCACGGGCATGGTTACGCGCCCATCCCTGGAATTTCTCGATCAGGTTAAGCAAGACTTGGATGATTTGATCAATGCCGAGGAAACCCAGGGTGGCGCTTATAAGCCTACCGGTAAGGGTCGACGCATGCGTTCGATTCGAAACGCTCTCCGTGACGAGATGGATGCATTGACCACGGATAAGTCGGGGGTCTCGGCTTACAAGACTGCACGGGATACACATTCGGGCGGTCTGGAGCTACGTGACGCTTTGCGCTTCGGTCGCGAGGATTTCATGAAACTCGATCCGAAGGAGATCTCGGAGCATATCAAGGATATGAATTTCAGCGAGAAGGATGCGCTGCGTACGGGTGTTGCTCAAAACCTATTCGAGCAAATCGGCAAGACGGGTAGTCGGCAGAACTCGGCGGCTAAGATCGTCGATACTCCCGACAACGTGAAACGTCTTCAGCTTCTATTCGATAAACCTAAGGAGTTCGAAATCTTCAAAGCTGCGCTCGATTTGGAGCAACGCATCTACGAGGACTCGAAGTCTACGATCTCCCGAGGGCGTACAAAGCTGATGAGCACACGGGACGCTCAGGACAACGTGATGCGCCGAACGGCCAAGCGGGTTCCATTCAACATCTGGAGCCCAACGTCTTGGGCAGTCAGCTGGCTGCGTCGTCAAGAACCGATCAAGCCGAAGGAAGCCGCTGAAATTCTGCGTATCCTGAAAACGTCCGATCCGAAGGAAATCAAAAAGATCGAAGCAAATTTGACTTCCAAATTCGGTCGTGTCGCGGCTCGCAAGAAGCGGGCGGGTAAAGCGGCAATCCTAGGCGGGGTGGCTGGGGCGGCATTCCCGTTCATCAAGGACTATATGAAAGACGACGAGGAGCCGGTGAAGAAGGCACGCGGCGGATTGGTGCGTACCCCCGGTTGGCGTCGTATCGCGGAGAGCGTGATCGATAGCACTCTCTTCGGTAGCGACGACGCTCTATCATCCCTCCAAGCACGGTTAGGGTGAGATATGGCCGACTCTGACGAAAAGCCTCGGAAGAAGCGACGGAAGAATAAGTCGCTGCAGTTGTTGCGCGCAGCAGTTAAATCCCTGTCGCATGCAGTGCCGGGGCTCGATGAAGAGAATTATGACACTATCGACGATACGCTGTCTCGGCTGGGTAGTGGCTTTGCTTCCCAATACATGGGTATCGACGATGACGGAGAAGTGGTCAATCCCATTCTTGCCAATCTAACTCGAGCCTGGAATCTCGAAGAAAACCGTCGTCAGGGTAAGCCGAACCCTAATACCGTGTATCCTGGGTTGGTCACCGACACGTTGTCGCTTCCTAATATCATGGGGAACGGTCCGGCTTGGTCAGAGAAAATGCAGATCGTGGCCGACGCTACGCATGAGGGGGTAAATGAGGCAATGGATCTCGCCCCACCCCGGGGCTTTCGTCAGAACGCCGCGAATGCCGGCGGGCAAATGCTGGCACAGCTTCCAATCCCTGGGAAAGCCAAAGTCGACGCGGGCAAAGGTGCATTGAATCTTGCCAAGCATTACATGAAGAAGGCAGTAGCAAGCCCGGCTGAATTTTTCTTACCAACGGTTGAGCCATCGTTCTCCAACTACGGGATGGGGACACTCGCCGGTGGCGCTCTGGGCATGCTCAGCGACGAGCCCGAGTATGGAGGTTGGGGTGAGGGCGGGAAAGTCAAGGCTATCCGGTCAGCATTAAAAATTGATCCTGAGGAGATGAAAAATCTAGTAGCTTCGCAAATCGACAAAGGATCTGAGATTTTAGATTTCAACATGAATGTCCGCAAGGATGGAAAACCAGTTCCCATTACCGTGTTGAAAAATCCAGATCAATCCGAGGTTCTTCGGTTCGCGGGGGATGAGATTCCAAGTTTAAGGATGATGGTAGATAAGCAAGGAAATAGCTATGTCTGGGATGCGCGAGAAGGAGTTCATGACTGGGTTCTTAAGAAACTCGGTATGAAACGTGAGAATTTATGGAAAGAGATGTCGGACACTCCAATTCACCCTTCGGATTATGATGACTGGCTTTATGGTGATGATTTAGCCGAAGGAGGAAAAGTCAAAGGGGCTTTAAGGCTGTTTCGAGGTTTGATTGGAGATTCTAAATCCGGGATCTCGGAAGAATCCTTGATGGGAAAATCTCGCGATGGGTATTCTACCTTCATGTCGAATTCTCCGGATGTTGCCGCTAGTTACGGAAACCCCGATCTAGAATCCAATCAAGTGGGAGCTATCGCCCCATTTCACGTTTATCCATCCGAAGTGATCGAATTTCCTGTAAAGGAAGACGGAACCTTTGATAAATTTGAGTTTGATAAGAAAGCTCATCAGTTAAAGCGCGGACAATTGTTGGTAGCTCGTAATGCTTATGATGCTGGTCCTCGCGCATCTCGAGAGTTAGATCCTGATATGCGGTATTCTTATCGATCGGATGTTTACGCGGTGGGTCCGGATACTGACATGAAGCCCGGTTACGGGGACTATGCCGAGGGCGGTAAGGTATCCGGGTTGAAGGGATTGCTCAAGATGATCTCTATCAACCCCGATTCCACCCTGAAACAGAAGAATCACCAAATCGGCGAAGAACTGGAGGAAGTGCTATACTCGACGAACGAGGCTCAGCGAGCTGGCGTTCTGGCACCCGAGGAAGCCAATAATATTCGTCAACAGGTTTTGAGCGACGACGAGAGTTTAATTGCCGATGCTCTTCTTCGATTGCATCAGAAGTTATTTCCTACTCCCGAGGATGCGCGTAAAATAACCCCGGTCGTGGACCAGGGCGTAGTGAACCAGAACGTTTTCCAGGAAACGAACACTAGGAACTATCGCGCCCCGGTCAACGGACACGGGTTGATGTCCAACGAAGAGTTTCAGGAAATGCTTATGAAGGGCACGAAGAAAGCGAAGGGCGGTAAGGTATCTGGGATTACGCAAAGGTTAGTCGAGCTTTTCAAATCTCATGATATCGATATCACTCACAAAGATTGGTCCGATCTTTGGAATGACGACGGTACCTTAAACCTCGAGGAAGCTAAAGAAGCTTACGAGGACATGATCGAAGGCGAGATAGAAGTTCAAGACTTGCTGAACGACATGGGACTAGACGAAAGCGACGACCCGGCTAAGATTCAGAAAGCTATCACCGACAAGGCAAGAGGAAAGTAAGATGTTTAAATCCCGAGTATCTGGCGCTATTGCCAATGCGGTTCGTCGCGCTGCTCCAGCGCCGATCGCCAAAGCCCGTTCGGTGCGTCCAGCTGGTCCCATGAAGCGGCCGATCGTAAACCCCCTGGGTGAAGCCGATCAAACCTTGGCGAATACCGGTGACGGGTTGCGTCGTACCATTGGCCGTATCGGAAGTCGTACGCGCCTAGCGTCTAAGGGCGGTAAGATCCGTAAGGGGTACAAGGAAGGCGGAAAGGTCGAAACCGGCATGATGGCTTTGAAAGCTCTTGCCAAGAAAGTGGAAGAAGCGTTAGCTTCCGGTGACAACGCCTTGGCGAAACGTTTGAAGCGTCAAATGGAATTGATGAAACGTGGCAGCTCACAGACGGATGATAATGCGGCTGAGCTGGAAGTCGCCGAAGAGAAAGTTGCTACCTTCGCCAAAGGGGGTAAAGTAACGGGAGTTATCGCGCTGGTTCGAAAAATGAAAAAGTTGCAAAATGAGTTAGATCATGCGGGTACTCCCGGACATAAAAATGAGAAAATGACCAACGCGGAGATCGATGCTTTAATCGATCGACAAGAAAAGATTAGAGAACAAATTAAATCCAAAGGTGTTGACCCTGATGATGTTATCAACGATGACGAAGGATCCTAGAGGTGACTAAGATGAAAAGAATTGCGATTGCTGTATTGTTGCTGCTGGCGGCTCCGCTGCTGTCAGCTCAGACATTGACGTTTACGGCCGAGACCGTAACCGGGGTGGAATCGGTTGTACCTAAGCTTACGTGGAGCACGAATCCCGTGGCCACGGCTTGCGTTGCATCCGACGGGTGGACAGGTACGAAGACGGCTAGCGGTAGCGAAACGCTTCCGGCTATCTCTGCCACCAAGACTTTCGTGATGGTTTGCAGCTGGGCCAGTGATTTGAAAGCAACTCTAAGCTGGAGTAACCCAACCAAGAACACGGATGGATCCGATTACTCGAATGCCAAAGCCATTCGGATTCGTTACGGTCTATCGGCTGCTCAGCTCACTCAAACGACTGATGTGCTGCCCCCGCCGTTGCCTACCCCCACGAGCTACGTCGTGAATGCATTGAACCCAAACACCACCTATTTCTTCCAGGTGTGGGCGGTGAATTCGTTCGACGTGGAGTCGGCGGCGAGTCCGACGGTTCAGAAAACTACGAAGGCCGCATCGAATACTTCAAGAACGGTGGGAATCACGGTGAACCCGCGTCCGAACGCGGTTACCAACCTAACCGTCGAATAACGAGCTTGGCGCTACCCGACGCCACGGACGGTATCGGGAGCGCTCATTCTAAGAAAGCTCGCACGGTTTTAGGAGCTTTCGCCATCACCCGTCGTTACCCCCGCTGTCGGTGCTCCTGACGTGCCTGGGCGCCATAGCACACCGTCCGCGTCGGCCTCCCATAACCGGGCTTTACATGCTTGGATCTTCGAATCCAGCCAATCGATGGTCTTGTACCAATTCAGGAAGTAGGATTGGAATACAGACATCAGTATATACACGTCGACAAACTCCTCGTGCATATCATCCTCGTTCTTCTTCCCTAGTTCCTCACGCATGATCGCTTTCATGATCTCGGCTTCCACCGCCGTTTGAATCTGCTGCGTCGAAGCTCCAGAAGCCACGCATAGCTCGACTACCTCCCTGAGTAACCGGCAGGCGTGGCCGGCGGGATTGATTCCCGCTCCGCCTTGACTCTGATGCCATTCGATGATTTCAGACGCCTTGAACTCGTTCATTGTGTCTCCTCAGGTATTCTAGGATAACCTTGTTTTGAGAAACCTCGAAATACGAATACTCCTCCCAGGTTAGTGGGCGGCTCCCCAGCTCGCGATGATTCATCATGTAGAGCTTAGCCGCTTCAATCGTTTCAGCGGGCGGCAGGTCCGTTGCAAGTTTTTTGTCGAAGTGGCATTCTCCTTTAATCGTTCGAAGATTAATGCTGTCGAACGGGATGAATACGGATTTTCCAACTGGTAACGGGTCAACACGTTCAGGAATTGTAATCGGGTCCATGCTTTATTCCTCCTCAGGGGGATCGTATGTTCTGCCTTGTCTTGGATATCCCGGAAGGTATATGAATTCAGCACAAGTGCGTGGGCCCCGGTAAAACAATAAACCTGAGAACCCAGCTTAACGAAAATCCAAACCTTCACATCGCATAGGTAGTGGGAGTTGATCCAAAAAATTTGTTCATCGCGAAGACCGCGACGTTTCAATGGTCGGGTGTTAGCTCGCTTTGGAGCGGCTAAGGATTTCAGCTCGATCCAGCCATCAGTACGACGGTCGACAGCATCGAGCGCGTAATAGACATCGGGTATCCCTGGCGAGGTTTCGGACTCTATCCTAGAAAAATGGCCCCGAGGCATGACACCTCGGAGCCACTTCCAAAAGCTCGATTCTCGGGACACTTTAGCCAGCGAGGCCGAGAGCTTTGCGGGCCTGCTTCAGACCCTTCGAGCCGAGATCCCAGCTCCAGCGGCCTTCGCCACGTTCGACATTGGCGTCGCGGAGCTTCTTACGGGCGGACGCTTCGCCGATCTTCGCCTGCTTGGCCAAGTCCTTCAAACGGACCACGTTCTTGTCGGCTTTCGCCTCTTTCTTGGCGGGCTTCGCAGCTACCGTCTTCTTTCCGCCTTTCTTTACTTTCTTCACTTTCTTGCTTTTCTTGGACTTCGCGGGCTTCTCAGCGGTCTCACTGGCCGACTCGCTGCCATCGTCGTTGTCCTGGTCCTCTTCGTCTTCGTCGTCGGTCGCCGCGCTGAGAGAGAGGCTGTATGCGGCGGCTGCCGCGAGTGCGAGCAAACTGTTCATTCTGATTTCTCCGATAGTGGTCAAGTATTAACGTTATGAGATCCTTCTTCTTTGTGCATGCCTCGTACACCAACTCGTCTATGGTGTCTTTAGCCAGCAGGTAGTAGTAAGTCGCCCGCTGCTTCGAATAAGACAGAATCCTGAATTTGGCTTGTTCATAGTCGATATGCTTATGGCTCAGGGAATAGAAGATGAAGCTATTCGCTTTAGCCAGGTCAATGGCAACCCCCGACTGAATCTGAATCAGCATAACCTGAACATTGAACTCGCCATCGAACTCGACTCCGCCTTTGATCGTTTGGTGGGTTAAACCCATCGATGAGCACAATCTTTCGATCAGATCTAGCTCGTGGATGAACTTAGCACAGATCACAACCTTTTCTCCATGGTCTTTTGAAACTATTCTCTCAAGGAGCCGTTCGAGCCGTTCGAGCTTCGATAGGCCGATGTCCAGGATCTCGTTCTCCTCGGTGTCTTTAATGAAGCCTCCCGCGATTTGCTGGAGCTTGATCGTACGGGATACCAGTAGCGGGATTGCAATGCGACGACCGTTAACGATCGTGTACATCTTGCGATCCATCAGGTCATACGCTTTCCGGGTTCGCTTATCCAACTTGAACGATACCTTGATTCGTCGGATCTTCGTTTGCTTTTCTTGTATTTCCTTCAACAGCTTTCGATAAGAGTATTGATGAAGAATTTTGTTGAAGTGTTTCTGGTTCCGATATCCAATAACCTGGAAACCTCGGAATCCGCCTAACAACAAATATTTCTTTTGGAATTTCTCGTACTTCCCGAATACGGCGGGGTTAATGAAATCGAACTGGGCCCAAGCATCCTGCATGCCGCTCAATACGGTGAGCTTAGGAGCCGTCCGCTTGCGACGCTTTACGGATGAGCGGGGGGATAGCGGCGTTCCTGTAAGCGCTAGCCGATACCGTGCGAGCTTACCGATGGAGCGAACGACGCGACCGATTTTGGATCCGCGTTTCTTGATGAAGTGGGATTCGTCGCAAATAATGATTGCATCCTTACTCGCTTTTTTCCACTCGCGAAATTTAGCACGCCAAGTCTTCCGATGCTTGTACAACCCCTGATAGTGAGTTATCACGACTTGGCACGGCCAATCGATTTTCAAGGATTGCTTTATTTCTTCCTTCCAGACTCGAATTCCCTTCAGAATGGTGATAATGAAAATCACCGCCGGCTTACGTTTCTCCGCTATGGCCAAAGCCGTTAGTGTCTTGCCGGTACGTTGTTCCATGAAAAGAAAGAAGCCATCGTGCTCCATAGCACGGCTGACGGCTTCTTCCTGCGAGACTCGTAGTTTCTTTATCAGCATAAGAATCGCTTAGTTACGCTGCCGCAACCTCGTCCGCTTCGACTTCCCATTCCTGACCTTTCTTGTCTTCGATGGTCAGTGAATCACCGTCGACGGCCATGACGACTCCGGCAACGTTCTTTCCCTTCTCGTCCTTGAACTTCACTTTCGCACCGATATCGAACTTCGGCTTCTTGCCACGCTTACCGCGTTTCTTTGGGGCCTCTTCTTCTTCCTCTTCCTCTTCTTCCTCCTCTTCTTCCTCCTCTTCTTCGGAGTCGTCGTCGGATTCCTCGTCTTCTTCCTCTTCCTCTTCCTCTTCTTCTTCCTCTTCTTCCTCTTCCTCTTCGTCCTCGTCTTCTTCTTCCTCTTCTTCCTCCTCGTCCTTCTTCGCGGAACGCTTACCGCGTTTCTTTGGAGTCTCTTCCTCTTCTTCTTCTTCTTCTTCTTCTTCCTCTTCCTCACCGCTATCGTCACTCGCATCCGACAGGGAATACTCGACCACCTTCGGCCGAGGCTTGCCTTCATACGTTTCGTTCACGATGACGGCGGTAAGTTCCTCATCGATCCAGTCCGAGCAATCGATGTCGACCTCGCCCTCAGCATCAGCTCCAAGCGAGAGCAGGAATCCCTTCAGCTTCCAGAGCGCCTGGGGCAGCAACGACAGGTTGTCGTAAATGGTGACACCCTTCGCTTTGCCGGTCAAGCCCTTCAGCTTGACTTTGAACATATCGTTGCCTTCGTTGGATTCGGTCTTCTCAGCCTCCGTAACCGAGAACCGATACGTACCATCCGGGCAACTTCTACCGCCGGCTTCCACGCCAGTTAAATCCACCGATACCGTCTTCTTTTTCTTGCTACGGGTTGAACGTGCCATTACTTCTTCCTCATCTTGGGTTTAGTTGACAATTCCTCTCCCCGAGAAACCCTTTCGATTTTCTCGAAGGTCGGGTTCACAATGACATCCGGCAATAACCCGGCTTCCACCGGTCTCCGAATTTTCGAATGATACATCGCATGAGGCCCGACTCTCAAGCAATATTCGACTTTCCTGATTCTATCTTTCCCCTTACCGACGAAACGTTCCCGGATGAACGTGTGCCCGATCGTGGAAACCGCACCGTTCAGGTAGGACGTAACGGAAGGCATCAGCCGTGCGCCAATCGTGGGGTCGATCCGATTGTCGTCTTCTTCGTCCCCTCCGCCAAAGGTGCGCTGGTGAGCAATGAACAACATATACATGTTATCGTCTTGCAGATCCCGGAAATTACCCAGCCAGGTCTTTAGCAACCCTGATGCCTGACCCCAGAGTCGTTGCGACATCGGTTCATGCTCCTTCATATTCCGGTCGCGACGTACCTTGTCGATCGCCAAATCCTGAAGAGCCGTGATTTGGTCCAAGCTGACCGTTTTGAATCGACCGTTGCCCTTGCCTTCCTTAAGGTACCAATACACGTCCTCAAGCTTCTCCCATTCCTTGATCAAGATTCCCTGAATGCCAGGAGTCTTGCGAATCGTTTTGGTGCCTTTCTCCTTGATGTCCAGCACAAGCATTGACTTCGGGAATGTACCGGAGAGTGCCGTCTTACCCGTTCCCGCTTCTCCGTAGAGCAGTATGGACGAATAGTCTGGCATCTCAGAAAGAGGCATGATCTCATCGCTAATATCTGCATGCTTCTTCCCCACCGATTTAATCTTCTTCAGCTTCTTCACGCTCACTTGGTTCGCGCTCCTCATATTCGGCCTTACGTACGAATGCGGAATCGAGTCCGCAAACTTCCGCACGGCATAGGTTGTAGAAATCGCAATCGCTAGGGCACATGCGTGTCATGTTACGATCGCGGGCCTTCGACGTGTGGATTTCCTTCGCCGTATCCTTCAAATCCTGCACGAGATTGTTGATCATCGCTTTCGACGGGGCCGCATTCGTGATCCTGATATACGTGCGGTCTTCCTGCTTTTTCAAGCGCGCCAACGTTTCCGTGTAGTCCTTGACGTTCAGACGATGCTTTTTGATTTCAAGCAAATACGTCCAATAGTCCGTATCGATGTTCTTCGCCTGGGACAGCTCGCCGCTTTTTAGTAGCTGAGGGATCGTCGGCGCTTTTGTTCGAATGTAGTCCCAGATAAACCCCGCTACCTGCTTCGTAGCGTTCTGACTGTTGAAAGCCCAGACGTAGAAAACCTTTTGCAGATCCGAGAATCGTTGATCCTCGTTCGGGATCATACGGTTGGATTTGTGATCCATCAAGAACATCAGGTTGCGCTCGTTCGTAACGCGCTTGTCGATATACCCGATAAAGCGGATGTCCTTCACTAAGTCCAGAGCGATGAATTCCTCGTGGGTCAGGTATTGTAATCCCTCGTTCGCATACTTGCGCATATAGCCTTCGAAAAGCTTACGCGTATCTCCGGGAACGTCCCCCCACTTCTCGCGCTCCTCCTCGAACAGACGCGAATACTCCTTTTCATATTTTTTGAGAATCTTGTAAGGGTCCTGTTTCAGAATGGGCATGGCTCGCGCATCGAGCATCTCACCAAGAATTTGTCCCCGTAGCAAGGGGATGGCTCGCCGTTTACGTGCGAGACGTTCGTTGTATTTCAGATGGTGCTGATAGTGACAGCGCCGCCAGGTCTTGATTCTGCTAAAGCTTACCGAAGGCATGGCAAACTCCTAATTGGGCTGATTATTCTAAAGCAATCGATTCAACTAGCAACATCTATTTTCACGCTGCCATTTTCCACTCCTTACCCGCACCCCAGTCACCTACTTCCAGTTCCGGCTCGATTTTCACGGGGAGATCGATTTTGAATTCTTTGAGCAATTCGGGGTCTCGCATGATTGCGGCGATCTTCGGCAGCTCCTCGGCTAGCAGCTCGGTACGTACCCAGAACAGCAGGGAATCGTGTACCTCACCGACCAGACGCGAACGATTCCAATCCAGCTTATCGGCCAACTCTACTAGCGCCATCGCTTTATGGTCGCCGATATACCCCTGTACGGGGCTATTTATCGCTTGCCGTTCGCATTCGGAGCGTAGCGAACGGTCCGAGGAGCTAACCCCGGGCAATCGTCGCAGTCGCCCGCTTAAGCTCCTAACCGAGCCGTCGAGCCGTACAAGCTTGCGCATTTTCTCATGCCACGGCTCCAATCCGCGATACAGCTGGAAGTAGGCACGTCGAATCAATCGAGCTTCTTCCTGAGTGGGCTCGAAGTCGTAATTAGCCTTTGCGTACTCGATGAACTTATTTTCTCGCATGCCGTACACGAAGCCGAAGTTGATGCCTTTCGCTTTTTTACGAGCTTCCTTCCATCCGTCCCAGATCTCAATGCAACGCTTATGTCCGGCTTGGAGCACAAGCTCAATAGCATCGTTAAACCCGACTTTCTTGCCCGCAAGTACACGAGCGGTCTTTTTGACATGCTTGACATACTCCCCTACGCCCCCGGATTGAATGACATACATCAGGGTTTTCCAATGGATGTCGATACCTTCGGCGAAGCATCGTAACATTTCTAGGTCGCCGGATAGAATTGCAGCGATGCGCAACTCAGCTTGCGAGAAGTCACCCTGAACGAATGTCCACCCGTCCGGAGCGGACACCGTTGTACGGATGCGCTTATCTCGTGGTGTCTGATGCAACCTAGACGAATATCTCCCTGTTACGGTTCCGTGCAACTTATAACTGAAGTACACTCGATCCTTATGCATCAGCGATTTCCAACCATCCAGGTAGGTTCCCAGAAATTTATCTAACTCCCGATATTTTACCAACGCATTCGCAACCGGGTGCTTATTCTTCAATGCAATCAGCGTGTTCTCGCCGGTGGAGGGTGCTCCGGTTTCCGTACGTTCGATCACGGGCAGCTTTAGCTTCTCAAATAAAAGCTTTGCTACCTGTTGCGGTGAATTCCAATTGATCTTGCGCTTCACCCCGGATCGGACATCAACCTTGCCGGCCATGCAATTTAAATCAACCAATGCCGCATCTCGATCGATCACCACCTGCTTCCGGGTATCCACGAAGCGTTTGCGGATCACATACAATCCGTTGTCTTCGATACGATGGAAAGCACGGGCGGCGCGCATCACCAAACGTCGGAAAAGTCTGAACACCTGCGGATCGGTACGAAGCTCCTTCTCCATGATCGGACGCATCGTAAGCGTGTAATAGGCGTCTTTAGCGCCGTAACGGTAAACCGTACGCACGTTTGCGCGCGTTCCTTCGCCGGGTTTCCATTGCCCCTGCTTCCAATGCAGCGGGATATCGTAGTACGGGGCATCGAGGTAGGACGTAGCAAGCGAGTCCAGGGCGTGAGCTCGATTCTCATCGATGCAATGCGACGCCAGCATGGTATCGAAGTGAAGCGGAAATAGGACCCCGAAGATACGCCAGAGCCAGTGATTATCGAACTTGCCGTTATGTGCGCATCCTTTCTTCTTACCGTCCTTAAGCAGTCTCGCAATTTTGCGAATGATGAATTTCTGTCTATCGAAAAATGCATATGGCGAGAATGGCATAGTCATCGGCAGAACCCAGGTTCCACCGTCCCGATCGAACGACATGTTCAAGCATGTAATCCAACCCTTGGGATTGAACCAGTCGAGCCCAGACGTTTCTAAGTCGAATGAGAACCACTCGCAATTGATCAACGCTCGATAGAATTCATGGATATTTTCGTCGTTGACCTCACGCCATTTAAACGGCGCACGTACTTCTTTTTTCTTACCGAGCACTTCTCCGATGACTCGCCCCAGATCTTTACGGAGAATCGGGAGCTTCGACGGATCACGTAAACAAAAGTTGGGGCTGAATGCTGCCATGCCCTTGAAAGATCCCAGGAGATCTTTAAATTCCTTGATCTGTCCGTGTACCTCGGTTATCTTCGTTTCCTTTAGAACCGCTTTCGATGCAATGCGGCCGAGCGCTATCACGTATTCGGGTTTCACCTCGGCCAGCTCGGATTCCAGGTATTTGCGGCATGCTTTGAGTTCTGGCGCCTTCGGTTCCGAGTCACCGGGCGGAGCGCATTTAACGGTGTGCGTTATATAGCACTCTTCCGGTGCAATTCCAGCTCGGACCAGCTCCTCCTTGAGCAAGCGTCCGCCTTTACCCTGAAAGGGTCTTCCAGTATGGTCATCATCGAAGCCGGGGGACTCTCCGATAATCATCACTCGTGCGTTCTTCGGTCCTTCCCCCGGAAGACACACGGTTTTAGCCGTTTCGTGAAATTTGCAATCCGTGCACTTAGGATTGCGATTCATAGATCGAAATCGAACAACAGGTGATCGCAACCAATCCCCATCTCACGGAGGATGGTTATACCATCTACTATACGGTAGGGTTCCAGATACCACACTCGAGTGATGCCCGCATTGATGATCATGTTAGCGCAATCGGGGCAAGGACTAAGGGTGGTGTATAGCGTTCCTCCCTCGCACGCAATTCCCTTGCGAGCTGCGAACACGATAGCGTTTGCTTCGGCATGCACGGTTCTGATACAACCACCGTCGGGTCCGAGGATGCATCCGCCTTTTAAACAATCGATCATCTTAGAGGGTGCTCCCGAATACCCGGTCACCACGGGACGCCCGTCGATTGCAATCAACGCCCCTACATCGCGTCGTTGACAGGTTGAGCGTCTTGAAGCGGAAATCGCCATCTCCATTAGCGCTTGCTCACGGCTAATGCGTTTGGTTTTCATTTCAGCACCTTGATTGAATGGTAAGCCTTCAGCACGTTCTTCAGCTCGTGCATCTGGGCCAGCGCGTCGTGAACCGGGTGATGCTTGAGCTCAGCTTCAACTCGATCGATCTCCCACTCCGCCTCTTCTTCCAGCGCTTTACGCATTGCGCCCATGCAGCGTTGCTTACGCCAATGCCAGCCTGGAATCATTCCGCACTGCTGATACTGATAGATTAGGATGGGGAAGTCGAAGGCGGCAGGATCAGCGTAGCAGAGATAATCGCCGTTCTCCACATCGTCGATAGCGGACCCTAGAAATCCGTTGATCGATTGCAGCACTTCACGCGGCGTATCATTTCCGGCGAAGACCAGGCTTTTTACTTGGTTTGGTTGATCGTTCCAAAAATCCATCGTCTCGGGATTTACGTGGCCGATCGTCAGGTTGGGATCGATGAACCACCCGCGCGCCATCCAGTCCTGCTGTTTTGGTTTTTTGTCGTCCATCACTACGATCGCTACGGCCAGCAGAGCCGCGTTTGGGAACGTTGACAGAGTTTCGATGTCGAACATTAACCGTTTCATGCAATTCTCCAGTAGTTTTTCTAGCCATCGGTAAAGCGCCTTCCAGCGTTCCGAAGTCTTTTATGTGATTATCGGGCTTCTTCACGTAATAGGCTCGGATCAAAGGCAATTTGGATTTTGCCAAAGTTCGGCAATACAGTGACGGGTACTTCACGCACTGCCATTCCCTGACTATCGAACCGTCGTAGTTGGCGGCTTCGAAGATCAGGTTAAATTTCAGCGAACTTACAACCTTAGCCATCGTAGTTGCCATCAAAAGTTAGGGGTTTTGCTTTTGGTCCTTCCTTTGTTCGAAAGATCCTTTTGAGTTTGGGGTAAAGTTTTTCGTTGCTGTTGCCTTTGAGGGCGAACACAAAAGCTTTGGTGGCCCAGATCTCGATGAATTTCGGTTTGATCCCGAGTTCCTTGCAGACGTGGTCGACGAGAACCGTGTCAAAAGCGAATCCGCCGATAAGCTCGATGGAACGGTAAAAGAAGGCGAGGGTGTTTCCGCTGTAAACTGCCGAAACGAGGCAGAAATCGCCTCGTTCACCCGAATAACCATGTCCTGTCTTACTGACTCCGAAACGGATTGAAACGTCTTTAGCTCCATTTCTCTTTTTTGATTTAATCTCACCGTCTCGTACTGACATCCCGGACCGCACTCCTTTTGAGAACTGCGAGGATCCACCATGAAGACGTTGCCGCACCCGTAACATCTCCGATGAGTCAACATAGTTTCGGATGCGGTTATCTGATCTCTTCGCAGAGACGGCTCGAATCGCTTTGGCATATCCTTCCAATCCTTCGAAAGGGAATCGAGCAAAGAAGGGTCTAATGCTTTTGGATTTGTAGGTAGGGACATGGGTTCTCCAAAAATCGGCGATACTTTCGTGTTCCCAGAGATGCACGTCTTGATTGAATTTATTCAACACACCATTTGCCGTCCTTCACGTATTTGGTGATATCATTCTTAAAGCAATGCAACGACGTGATATGCATTGTGAAGAACCCTGGACTAACTTTTTTCCACATTGGATCGATCTTGCGCAGCTCGTCCAGCAGCCAAAGCTTCAATCGAACGGCCAGATAGATATCGTCCTGGAAATGCCGGACAACGTCGCAGGATCGAATGTAGTAATTGGTGTGAAGAAACCCGCTCCGCTGAATGAAGTGATAACCCAGGGTGCATGGGACTCTTTCCTTGTGCACGGTTCCGGTATCCTCAGGGAACCAGATCGGAAGATAAGCCTGACGGGACAGCGGGTGATTACGAAGATGCTTGACGACGTCTCGAAGATCCCCGTACCGATAGCGAATGCCCCGCTTTATCTGGTGCTCCAGCGGCTCGCCGTTCGGACCGTCGCCAGCTACATTCGCAAACTTCGGCCAGAAGCGCTCCATATACGTATGCGAAAATTGCCCGCCTTGCTCAACCCTGAACTTATCGGCGCTATTTCCCCATGGCCACTTCGCCCACTGCTCACCGGGGTTTGCGGGTTGGCCGCTAACACGTTCCGAGAAATGGTCATCGGCCCACGGCAGATTCGGTTTAATGTCAGCTCGCAGTGCTTTAAGCGATTCACCCTGAACGGGGACTTGGAACGAGAAATTTAAAACCTCTCTCGTTACCATTTCGGGCTTGTCAGACACATCCATGCTTTGCCACTGATCGCCCTTCACCCACTGGCCAACGGTGATTAGCCGTTGACGTGCAGCATTGACTGCCGCTTCGAAAGATGGATATATAGTCATTTTTTCACCCACTGAGAATACGTGCGAGGAAAATTCTTCGCGATGATTGATGCGACGATGTTGGCGTATTGTTGAATCTCCCATTGAGCGTTGGGATCGCAGCGCAGAGTCAGAAACGCTAGCCAATTTCGTAGGTTGCCCGTCGCACGCATCCGGGAATAATGCCCAACGGGCATCACGACACGAGCAACTTCTTTTGGAACACCTTTCTTCAATAGGTGTTGATAGATTCTCTCGGCATCTGCGTAAGCTTCGGCAATCGCATGGATTGCTCCTTCGGCGTCTCCCCGTTCTAACGGGACAATTCCCTGAGCCTGCTTATTCTTTCCACCATCCCGCAAAATCCGCTCGACGGTAGGATAGTAATACAAGTCGGGGAGCGGGGTATATCGAGCGCTCATCTCGTTGTAGCTCTGCGTTCGGTGTCGATGCCATTCGCGGAAGACGAAGATTGGCGCCTGTACTTCGATGGTCATGCCGGCGAACTCGAATGGCCCCGCGTGCGGTGGGGTATTGTTATAAAGAAATGTCAGAAGCTTCCAATCCTCCTCCCACCCTCTGAAAGACCCCTGCGTCGATTGGCGTGCGGCTTCGATGATTCCAACTTCGTAGTCGCGGGGTTCCATATCGACTTCGCTACCATGCCCGTCTCTTCCAGTACCCCAGGCTTCGATGAACTCCACGTAGCCGTGGTCCAATACGTCAACTTTCATACACAGCTCCTAAGCCCAGCCCCGTCCTCCAACCGAGCAAACCCTGAGGCTAGCTAGCGAGTTGGAGGGGGGCCAGACAATCTTAGTTCGTGATTGGATTCTCAGCGTCTGGGGAAACCTCCAAACCGAATGTGCCCATCATCTGGGACATCCGAACTTCGCGTTCCTTTTCCAACAACTCACGCTCTGCATCCGTTTGTTTCGCTCGTTTGATTCTTTTCTCGAATTCGCAATTGGCTCCATGAGCGTGGCCATTCGGTTCGTAGAAAACGATTTCCTTATCAAACACGGCCGCGTACATCATTTCGCGTCGTGTGGAATCGCCGATATAGAACGAACCGTCTTCTTGACGACCGACGACCACGATCATGTCACTTTCGTGAATTTTACGCAAGTGAACCATGTCGAGTAGAAGCTTCTGGTCATCCGTCGGTATGAAGTCCCCTTTCGTGGACGTAGCAACCGAATAAACCACATGGCCCGCAAGCGTGAGCGCTACGTTAGCAGCGTTGAATTGGTCCATGTACCGAGTAGATCCGCACAATGCAACTTTCATTCGTCGTCTCCAGTGTGTTTTCGTTTACCGCGAGGAATATAAGAACCGTCCTTTTTGTGATGCAACTTCGGGAGCGGCTTACCGAAGAGCTTATGTTTTTCTTCCAAGTAATCTTTGATTCGCTTGATCGTCGGAGGTCCGACTCGTTCCCACAAAAATCGATGTTGCAGGTTTTCCGGGCTATACGGGAAATGCTGGTCCCGCTTATACGCGCTCCGCAACAGGAAGCGCGTACCGCCGGCGAAGAGCTTACGATCGTGAGCCCATAGCAGCTCCAGGTAGCTGATCGGGTTCCACGTCGTAAATAGCGTAGGGAAATACACGCCGCTTATAAAAGCATTAGCGAAATGGAATCGCACCGTTGACGGCTCGATTTCCAGCTGGTTGAACACCCACGGAAGATAACAAATATCGCCACCGAACTTTAGGATCGCTTCGGTGGATCGATATTGCAACTCAACCGTAGTCACCTTCGGTGTACGATTGATCACCAACGTTTGCATGCAGTGTCCCATGCTCCGAGAGTCTTTCTTACCCGCTTTCATGTTCATCGCTACGGCCGTGAACGCCGCGCGCTTCCTTTTTGTTAGCTGCGATTTTACGCGGTTTACTTCTTCCTGATCGAAGTAATTTCTCTGGAGTTGCTTGAATTTATTACTTCCATATCCAAGCTCATCGAATTTCAGGGTTGGAAACGGGTTCGGAGCCGTCCACGAAACACCCTGAACAATCTTGCGCACTCCCGCATATAGAAAGGCTTCACGTTTGATCAGATCGACGATAAAGTCTCGGGCATAGAAGGACATGTCATACCCCTGCGTCGATTCGTTCTTGATTCTCGTAAGCTTTGCCCATATACACCATTTCAATGACCTCGTCATTCAGGCCCAGGGCGTAGCACGTGCGGAAGAACGAACAGATGAAGCGAGAAAGCTTTTGTTTGAACTGATCCTCATCGAACGTTTTCAACGACTGCTTCCAGGGTTTTGATTTGCAGAGATTGATCGTTTTCCCCAAATCCGTCATGGTGATATACAGATGAGCTGGAAGCGTGTATATCTCTGTCATGAAGATGGCGGGTTGCGGCGGCAGATCCTCGGGCCAGTAACCGAGCGTTAGCATCAGCTCGGCAATGAAGTGCAACGCATCGATCATCTCTTTGTGCGTCAGGAGCTTATGTCTGGACTCCAGGTGGGATTCGATGTCCGATGCTTCATCGGCCTCGCACAGCTCCTCCTGAATGCACCACGCGAGTCGACGGATCTCGTGCTGTCCCTGCATGCTTGCCGGGTCGACCGGCCATCCTGGGAAGTTGAACCCGTTCCCGAATTCGATCTCCCGGAAGTTGGCCATTAGTATTGCCTGATGGCGCATGATTCTTTTGAAAGGTTCGCTCATGTTATTCCCCTTGGGCTTTTTGCCAGACGTGATTCCAGAACACCACCGGATCGTCCGAGGTGTAATCGTAAACCATCACAGTTACTCCCTCGTTACGCAACTTGGCCATGTGTTCATCGTAACGATCGATGATGGCTTCTGCGTTTTCGATTACGCCACCCAGCTGCATTCCCTTGCGAACGTTTTCCAGAATCACTTCACGCGGGGGTCGCGCATATACGACTATGTCGACTTCGGATAAACCGTAGACGATCGAAAAGTCTTTGAAGATGTCGGCATTACGGAGAACGGGTCCGTAGATGCGATCGGAGATGAAATGAATTCGATCGAGAACCACATCAAGTCGACTGTGTGTTCTCGTAACAAAGTTCAGATAACGAACGGCCGTGGACACGTCGGGGGGATAACGTGACGCTCGAACAGTAAGGAAGTAACGATCCTTCTGAGACCCGCGCGCTTTTTCGATGAGAGTTGTTTTGCCGCTACCATCACAACCTTCCACGCATACTATGCTCATGCAGTGTGCTCCAGATGAAAAGACTATTTTTAATTTAGGGATTTTCGGGCTATCGTGATCGCTCAACATAATAGCCCAGCGGGCTTTACAACGTACAGGTAAATTCAACGATGAGCACTATATCGGCGGATGCCGCATATAACGAACGCACGCGCGCACGCTTTCCTATGAATCTAAGCACGGCCTCGCGTAGCCTGGGGGTTTCGATTCAGCGATTGAGCCGCTACTTGAAAGCGTTAGAGATTCCCGTTTCCCGTCACGGGTACGCGGTCCTAATCGAAGCTAATTCTTATTCGCGTGTGAAACGCGCTCTCAAAATCAACGCAGTGAAACGTGGACGAAAGAAAAAGGCGAGCTAAGACACCCTAAGTCTTAACCCGCCTAATAGTCCAACCCACTGGAGTAAATCGGACATGCCTAAGCTTAAGGGAAAAATCCCTTCGCGTAAAATTGACAGTGTTTCAATCGCCCGGTCTTGGCTCGAACGCGGCATCATGCCTGTTCCTATAGCCCCTCGATCGAAGAAGCCGAAGGATGGCAAGGGCTGGAACAAATTAAAGGTGACCCATGACACAATCCCACGATTCTTTCAACGAGGTGATAATGTTGGTGGATTATGGGGTTCTCCGTCTAACGGGATCATCGACGTTGATCTTGATTGGGACGAGGCTTCCAGAGCTGCCCCCCGTATCCTTCCCGAAACCTTTGTGTACGGTCGAAGAAGTCGCCCCAGCACGCACTACTTGTATCGGGTGGAGGGAGCTGCAGGATATAAACGTTATGACAGCGGTGCGGGGGATTCTGCGAAACGTTCCGTCATTTCGGAAGTTCGTGCCTCTGGTGCCCAATCCGTATTGCCGCCATCGATGCACCCAGATAAGGAACGGTACGAGATCAATCACGATATCGAAATCCGGACGATCACGAAGAAAAATCTCGAACTGCTGGTAAATCAAGTATCAGCCGCTGCACTCTTCGCACGCTATTACCCTGAGAAGGGCGGTCGTCACGACTACATTCATGCGATTGCGGGCGCACTGCTCTGGGAGGGTTGGGAAGAAGATAAGGTGCGTTCGTTCGGACGTGCGATTCTGGACGCGGTATATAACAAGGAAAACGATCGGCCGCAACGCGAGCGCACCATTGAGAATACGATCACGCATTTTCGCGAGGGAAATCGCATTGCCGGCTGGCGCACGTTATCGCAATGGATGCATGGTGAGGATATGCGGCTCATCAAATCCTGGTTAAGCCTTAGTAAGAACTACGAGGTGGTACAGAAAGGATTCAAGCCCAAGATCCGATTAAAAGAACAGGAAGATATCGAATCCCTGTGTAAAGTTCCTGGCATCGTAGGCGAGATTGCTGCATGGTCCGCGCGACGATCATTTCTAACACAACCCACCTTCGATTTGTCCGTTGGATTGATGTCCGCATCCCTGATGACCATGAATCGATATGTTGTAGAGGGATGGGATACACCACTGCAACCCTACTTCATGCTATTGGCGCCAACAGCCGGCGGTAAAGAATCCGCGCTCGAATCGGTTTATCAATTCGCTCGCAAGCTTGGCCTGGGTGATTACGCTTTCCAGGGGTTTCAATCCTACCACGCGATGCTCGATCGATTATCGTCAGCTCCCAACGTAGCCTGTTGGCTCTGGGATGAGGCCGCTCGTAAGATGCGTTCCGCTAACCGCTCGCAAGGCGGGCAGGACTTCTCGATTCTTACCTGGCTGCTTTCGCTATACGGACGGGCTAACGGCAGCTCGCCAGGGATTCCGGCTCGCAAGAACGCTATTAGCGCAATCGAAAACCCCTTCTTCCTATGCATGGCGGCGTCCCAACCCGCTCAGATGCTCGAAGCCCTGACGGATTCGGATATCGCTCAGGGGTTCGTTAATCGGTTCGTTCTATTCGACTCTGGCGACCGCGTACCACAAGCCAACTTAAATCGCCAAACCGTTTTCCCTTCCAAGTTCGACGATTTCTATAAAGTCATAAAGGGGATGTCTACCCCTACTAACGGGGACGGACCGTTCCGACGTATACGATTCGATACGACCGACGTCTATAACATGTTCCGAGATTTCGACTACGAGTCTCGCACCAATGCATTTCAAAATGATAGTGCGGGTGTTTGGGGTCGAGCTAACCAGAATGCTATCATCCTTGCGGGCATCGTGGCGGTGGGGGTGAATCCTAAGCAGCCCCGCATTACGGAATCGATCGCCGAGTGGTCGCTTAAATTCATCCGCTGGAGCACAGAGCGCTGGCGCGTACGGGTCGAGGAGAGTTCATCGCGTACGATCGTCGAGCAACGCTCCAAAACGGTGGAGCGCTATATCCGGCACTGTCGAGAATTCGTCAGTCGTGCGAAGAATGATAAGAAAGCCATCGAACTGATGACTACGGGGATGATGCCGCGAAGTGTCCTTACTCGTCTGTGCCGGCATCTGACCGCGAGGGATTTGGAGGACGTTATAGCTCAGCTCACAGTAGCTGACATCGTCGCATGCGGTGAATCAAAAGACACCGAAGTCTTCTGGGTTAAATCCTAGTAAAGTCACGAAGAAGCTGGGCGGGATCGATTATGGAATCCCGCTTCCCGTCGTATCGATCCAACGGCTCATAATCCTTCAGCAAGGTTAAGAGGCCGTTAGCGGCATTGCCAGCGTCTACCAAGTCCTCCAACCCGGCTTTTGCATTCTTTATCTTATCCGCGTACACCCCTTCGATTAGGTTAGCTCCTTTACCTTTGTATTTGACTTTCTTCATGATCCGCTCGAGCCGCCAAATAAGTTTGTTCTGTTCGGCTTTACGAACATCCACGTCGCTGATCAAGGCTTCGGTAGCATGCCGGCATTTAGCTAGTAGCTCCGCGATGCTATCCGAATCTTCGATCAGCTCGTTCAACATGGTCATGAACAAGTCTTCTACGGGATCGGCTTTAGGGCCGGACGAGTCATCGCCACTCTCGTCGTAGATGACCCGCTTCTCGGGATCATTCAAACACTCGTAAGCGGTTTTCACATCCACGAAGCGCTTGGCATTTTCTTCCGCCTCATCCTGCGACTTACCGTGTTGCTTATCAGGGTGGTACCGGGAAGACAGCCGACGATATGCGTCCTTGATATCCTTCTGCGTGGCATCCTCGCTGATTTCCAGCAGATCATAGAATCGACGACCGATCATGATACATTCTCCTCTAGGGGTCCACCGCACCATGGGCAACGGTTGTAATTGACCCGATAGATTTTATGGCAATGCTTGCACTTATATTCGAATCTCACGGGGTTACCTTGCGGCAGATCGGCCGTACATGCGTTCCCTGGGGATGCTTCGTAACATTCCAATTGACGGTGCTGATCAGCTCCTGACACTCGGTCAGGGTTTGCTCTACGTGCTGAACATACTCGTCCGTGCACTTCGACGGGTCGATGTTCAAACACGATAGAATCACGATGAGATATTTCATGGGGCCACCTTCATGCGACGACTCAGAATCGCAACCTTGCGGCTGTTCAACGGATCATCCGCTTGTCGCTGACGCATGCGTTCTTCTCGTTCGTTGTAGCGCTGAATGCGGCGTTCCTCGGCGAACGACACGGAGCGATGCTTGCGGCCGAAGTTCAGCGGTTTGGCCACGGGGTCTTCGCTGCGATCGACGACAACAATCTTTCCTTGTTGTTGTAAGAACCGCGATCGACGTTTGGCTGCGCCGATTGACGGGAACTTTTCACGCGCTCCGTTTGCATCAATCAACGTATCGCGCAGACGGGTGTAATCTGGTTTCTTTTCCATGAAGGTCTCCTAGGTTAAGTCGGCTTTAGATATATCGGGACAACTCAATAGCAATGTCTTCATTCTGCGGGGAAATCTTTCGCAATGCTAGCAGAACCCCATGTTCGATCGCACCTTCTCTGGACTTGAGTGCGGCCGGGTAGAATTCTTCTAAAACTACCTCGTAACATTCGAATCCAGCGATTTCTATCCACACCGCGTATCCATTGGTTTCTTTCGTTACCACTACCTCCCTGGGGACCATTTCATCGTCTTCGGGAGCTTTCACGTTCTCCATTCCCTTAAAGTAGGATCGATACACAACGCTCTGCGGATTCATCGACGTGCGTTGAGGAAAGTACCGACGTTCCTTCGGCTTTAAGACTTCTACCATATCGCCGAAAATCAAGTCGGGTTCGGAGCGGCCAGCGGCCGAGTATTCGTCGGTATCACCCCCGAAGCTCCCTGCGGGCATGCGCTCGTCCGGGTCCAAGCGTCCGGGAACATGCGCGTGGTGCATAGCTACGCCGTCGCTAGGAGCGCTAGGAGCTTCGTTCGGGGCATCCGGTTCGAGCACCAACGTAAGCTCCTGTGCGGGCTCGGATACGACCGGAGCAAGCTCCATATCGGCCGCGTACGCCTCCGCTAAATCCTGGAGCACTCCGTCCACGGTACATTTCAGGTAGTAGCGATGTGCCAATTTCTTTCCCAGATTGTGGGTGATGAATACGACCTCGTAAGGATGGACTAAATTTCGTACTTTCACACGATCGCCCTTCTTGAAATGGGCCTCGGTTTCGCTGGTCTCTCGAATTACATTCTTCATGCTACTTCTCCCAGGGTGAATTTGCGTTTGGTAGGATCACGGTAATTGAAATCACGCATCGGCGGCTTCTTATACTTTTTCAAAAGCTGTCGAGCGGCTTTGATCGGTCCGCTCTTTGCCATCACCAATCCGGTATGGTTAGCTGGGCTGCGATGGTAGATGTAAGCGATTTCCTTGTGCTCGGAATCGTAGCCCGCCTGGGCATACAGGAATAGGCTGCTACGGATCGCATCGGCCAAGGTTCGATGCTGCGCCACCTTCACGGGAGCTTTGATAGCTTTCAACCGTTTGTTCAGGTGCTTGTCGGATGGAAACAAGTTAAGACGTGCGACGATCTTAGGACGTTTGCGTTCACCCTGAATCGCGCTTTCAAGGTCCGGGTATACGCGCGGCTTCGTCTGCGCTTCCGGTACGGTGTGTTCTCCGCGAACGATGCGAAGAAAATTTCCCCAAGAGTAAATGAATATGGTGTGTGGTGTAGTTTTCATGACACGCTCGGATGTTGATTGTCGTAAACGGTTTGATGAGCGGGGGTAGGCTTTCCTATTTCAACACTAACGTAACGAGTGCAATGCGGACACATCGGAGGACCGCCCCATTCCTCCGATTTCATCGCTGGCTTGCCCGTCCCTGGACAAGGCCTTCGGTCGAGTGGCGGTGGAGCTTTCAAAAGTCATCTCCTAATCGTTTCCATTCTACCAAGCCGAACACCAAACCCACGCACACCCCCACGGTGAAAGCTTGAGTGGCAGTTAGGGCTTGCGCTAAACCATATTGAACAATCTCCCAGATCATTTCTTTCCTCCCATTGCCTTGCGACATTCGGTCTCAGAAGTGTAGGGGGCTTTAAGCCCGGCTCCTCGGAGCTTCGCTCGGACCTTTTCGGGCGGGAGCCCGTATTCCTCGGCGAGCGTTCGTATAAGCTCCTTCCCGCCCGTACGGCTCGGTCCCGTTGCGGCTTTGCGCATCGCCGTCGTAATGCTGCGCGCGGCTTCGGTATCGCGTTGCATGCGTTCGGGCTCGGTCAGAAGCGTATTAGCGGGCGGGGGAGCGATTGCGGGGAGCGCGGACGGAACGAGCGGGGCGAGCAACGCTCGCGCCTCGGGCTCGATCGTAACGCCGTTATGCGCAAGCGTATGCATATGCTTCGCGAATAGTGCGACCGGGTACGGCTCGCGAAACGTTCCCGCCCCGTGCATCGTAAGCTCTGAGCGGTCGTGATTGCGGACGGAAACCTTAACGACTCGGATGCCGTTAACGCGGTCTCCTATAATGGCTTGGGTATACAGCCCGTCAATCGGGCGAATGCATAGGGCCGGTAGGTGTTGATCGTCGTAGTAGATCGTACGAACGGTGATCTCTGGCTTCGGGGGTTCAGGGGGTGCGGTCGCTTTAGCAGCTCGCGCAATCGCTTCGTGGGTTCGGTCGTTCTGCTTTTTGATTTCCGCGCGGTTGACTTTAACCGTCGCGGGCTTCGTAGCTTTTAGGGGCGCGCTACGTTTCACCGGTTTCTTCGCTTTTTTCAAACAACCTCCTCAAATTAGAAATCATCGAGAGAGAAAGCCGCTGGGGCGCGCGTTATCGTCGCGCGTCGGGAATTATATTACGCTCGATCGTTCCGGGAGTCGAACGCTTTAGCCACCGCGCATCGTCAGCCAGGTAACCCCGGCAATCCCTGCAAGCGTCAGGTAGAACGTGCATTTCACGAAGAACCAGAAGACGGTTCGCACGGGCTCGACTCCAAAGAGCATGATGCAGGCGATGGTGAAAAGAAGAAAGTGAATCATGAATTTCCCCAGCCGTCAAGTTCGTACAACTGATCAAGTTCTTTTTCGTGTTCGTAATCTAACTCACGTTCCTGGGCGGGTAACGGCTCGCGCTTATGCTTGCGACGACGCGCGCACTCGGGACCGAGCCCGGACGCGATAGACTCAGGTACGGTTAGCTTGCGCCCGCATCGGCCACACGTGCCTTCGTGCCACACTTCAAGCTTGGGGTGGAGCACGTTGCGCGAAAGCGCTTTCCAAAACCAACTGAACGCACGTGCAGACGGTGCATCGAATGCGATCTTGGAGCGTTGCCCAAGCCGGTATTCGGTCTCGCGAAAGATCGAACCCAGAAACGTGTAGGAGCTGTGGTTATCCACTCCGGTTAGAACCCCGACGAAATGCGGCTTGCCCTCGTCGGGCTTGCGTATGCGATACGTGAACCGCGTGCCGGTACGCTTCGATCGCAGCGTGAAGACCGCGTTGCCCGCCAGCATAAACTCGCGGACGAATGCCGGGTCTGAGATTCGATGCGCGTCACTCATCATGTATCCCAATCGTTACTAATCAGTGCGGGGGGAATCGAAGAATCAAGTTTCCGGAAAAATTTCTCCAAGAAATCCATCTCACTTTCTTCCAGCTCGCGCAAAGACAGCTCCCGCGTGCAACGGATCCGCATTAAGGAACAGTAGTGCAAGAACGCCGACGGTCGATCAGCAGCGTTCTCTTTCTCCAGCTGAAAAAATTTCTCGGCGGTAATCACCACGTCCGAGGGTTTAATAGTTCGCGAATTACGAACACTCATCACTTCACCCGTAGATATAGCAAAGCACGATGTGACGCGTGATATCAATTAACTGAGCGTCGTAACGCTCACCGAAAGCCAACCGAGCATGCCCTTGAAGGGGCGCAGCGGCATCGATAGCGGCGACACATTCTTCACCGCACGCCGTATCGATTGTGAAACTCGGGTGCGACGGGCTTGCAGCGTGCTCCGGGGGGCAATGCGGCTTGCCCGGTTCGAGCTTCGCTCCCAGCACGCGCTCGAAATAAGCGGCCACAGTCTCGGGCGGGTTTCCGTCGGGGAGTCGCATACTAAAGCCTCATCAGCGACCGCGATACGGTCGGACGCAACCCCCGTGAACGGGGGCGCGTTTCGGCTTGTTAGGCGCTCAGGATTTCCTGCACCTTCGCGGCCTGCGCGGTCGTGAAATTCCAGCGGTCGCGCTTGTCGTGAAAGCTGAGTTCCGCGTTGCGAAGCTTGCGACGTGCCAAACGCGGCTCGATGTCGAGCTTGGCGCAGATCGTCTTGAGCGCGACCTTGCCGTCTGCGTCGGGCTTCACGGACTTCGCGACTTTCTTGACGAGCTTCGCGCCTTTCTTCGCCACCTTCTTCGGAGGCTTCGCAGAAACCTTGCGCGGAACCTTGGCAGGGGTGGATGAGGTCGTTTCGGTATTCGTTTCCATCGTAAAACTCCAGTGGTAGAAAAGGATCGTTTCGGTTTTTCGGGCTACGGGCTGCGAGCTATCCCCGCTTCCCGTCCGGTCCGCGTTACCGCTTACCGTGGAGCTATCCTAAAAGATTTTTAGTCTTTGTAGGGTCCGTTTTCACATAATTGCAAAAAATCCAATGCTTTTTTCTGCTGCGAGCCGATTTATTCTGACGGACGGAACCCGACGCCCCGCCCGTGCATTACCGATAAGAAACCCGCATATTATGTGAAATAGCGCTTTACTCTGGTTTCAAACTCTCATACGTGGTTGGTGGCTTGCCCCAATCCGGAGGATAGCCGCAATCGAGCGCTCCCGATCGTTCCTTGATCCCGTTCGCTTCCACGTATACGCATACGCGCGCCATCGAATCCCTGAACTCCCACGCCGCCGTATCGCCAACTTCCCAAAGCATCTTCGGATCATTGCCGGTCTCGGGTTGCGTCGACGGCTCGTTCGTGGATACCTTGCATCCCTGCAATAGCGTTGTGAATGCGAACGCAAGCGCGAACGTAATCAGCAGCGCTCCGGTTCTGCCGTATCTATCTAGCGTAATCATCGCATGCCTCCTTCCAAGTACCGCTTCGCCATATACATGCAAACCTCGAAGTCTGTTACTTCGTTCAGCTTGCGCTGACCCGCACGAATTTCGCGGCGCACGTATCCGACGGCCTTGTCCACGTAGTAATGCGCCTCCTTCATATCGGCCAGCACTTGCTCGACCGTTCTAGCGCCTTCCTTGGCCTTGCGTTTCGGTTCAGGGGGTGCTGCCTTATTTGCGGCACGCGTAGCAGCTCGTTGAGCAAGCTGCTTCTTAGTAAGCTTGCGGCCTTTTAACGGATGACTCATTTCGATTTCTCCTTCTTAACATCGCCAGCGAAAAAATGATCGAATCGGGATCGGAAAAGCTCCAGACGTTCGCGTCGCTTGATGCGCTGACGCGGCGTTCGGCTTTTCCAATAGTAGCGGGATGAGCGGCAAGAAGTACATGTCGTACCAGCTGCCTCTCCCCCACAGCACTCGCAAACGTTCATCGAATTTTTCTCCCCGTTGCCAATGTGTAAATGTATCGTAGATCGTCGTCGGTCACGTGCTTGTACGTCGGATCTACGGGACCGTCGACAGCCATCGCTCGATTCTCGATAGCTTCGATCATGTAACCGATCTTCTTCAAGCGTTCAGCCTGTTGACCGTATGCGACCTGCAACGCTCGCAAGAATCGTTTATCTTCTGCGCCGCGAGGCCGCGCGTTGGGGCGCTCGGACGAAATCGAGCCCCTCGACTGCGGTGTCCTCGATCTCCTCGACGGTGTCGTCTTCTTCTCCGTCTTCGCTCTCATCGGCTTGGGCGGGCTCGATGATGAGAACGGGGTTTGCTCGTTCTTCTCTGGATCGTTCATTGTCTCTCCTCGCTTCGGTCATTTCCATCGCCAATCGGGCCTCGCGTTCTCCGCGTTTCAAATCGTCTATCACACTCTCTACAACGCGTAGCAGATAATGTTTCGATTGAATCGCTTCGTTCAATGCATCGCGAAACTTATCGGTGACCCGGTCGTGAAGGTCCGCGAAAATTTCTTTACGTAGAATCTCTTTATCATCGCCGGGTAAATGTTGATTGAGAATTTCCTGAACGGTCGGACACGACTCAGGCATGCGCTGAAAGCTTTCCTGATTCGGATTACAGTACTTGACCGGCTTCTCCCCCGGTCGCTGCATCGTAATGGACTTGATCTCCGGGTTGTCGGCTAGAAACCGTTGGGCTCGACGAGTCAGATCGATGTATGACGGCATGCTCTTTCTCCAGCTGTTGGGCTATTGCTCTAAGTTTTGCGTGCGCTTTTCCTGCGCGATTTTGTAGGTAGAACGGTTTCATCCTTGCTCCCTGGCATCGACGGCGGATTCAAATCGAACATCGAAAAGCGCGCGGCGTTCAGCGCACGTGCAATCTCCAGCATCGATTCCGGGTCACCGCGTGCGACGGTTACCCAGCGTCGTGTGAATATCGGCTGCTCTTTCGTTTGGACGTTACTTCGGATCAACGCAACCGATTGCAAGCATGCATCCTGGCTGGTATCGCCGTCCTCGTCCTTATACACGCGCCAGCTCATAAAGGTTCGTCGGGACATTCGAATCTCTCCTTATATGTTGTGACGCTCGCAATAAATCGCCAGCTCCGCATTCGAGCGCATGCGCATCTTTGTAAGCGTACGAGCGCGATAGGTGCTAACCGTTTTGACTGATAGCCCCAGCTCCCTGGCGATCGTGGCCGGGCTGACCCCGTGAGCAATGCGCGTCATCACGCCGAACTCGCGAGGGCTCAGACTGTGGTGGGATGCGGGCTCTTCGTCGGTCAGCTCCTCCGCACCTGGGGCGGGCTCGTTTCCAACCTTCGCCAGCTCGTCCACCTGAAGCGTTAGTTTCGTGGCTTCGATGAATTCCGCGTTATCCGCATACCATTCGCGTGGCGCGTTTTCGAAAGCGTAATCCAGCAATCGTCGCAGCGTGCGCAGACGCGGGTATTCTAAGGTCAAGTGTACGTTCTTCATTTAATGTTTCTCTCTACGGTTTCATTCCAGGTTTGTTCGTTCTCGTGCTTTTCCCATGCCAGCTTCCAATGCTCATAGTTAAAGACAGCGGCTTCTGCAACGCGCTTGAATCCCGCTGGGTCGCGTGGACAGCCGCGACCGTCGTACGACGTATAAACGTGCTTCCAGTGTAACCCTGGAAACCACCGACGCGGAGCTACGACGTAGACGCGAGCAACGGCATCTCCCATCCAATCGCAGTTGATCCGCACGTCGTAGGTGTGCAGCTTGCCTTTCGTACGCCAGCCCTTGAATTTCATGATACGGTCACCTTCAGCTTTTTCATCTTGGCCTTTCCGAACACTCGCGCGCTAGGGAGCGTCATTTCGAGCGCTACGAAATTCTCCACCGATTCGCGCAACGGTTTGGAGTTTCGTAACGCGTAACCTACACCCCCCGCTGATCGAACGGTTTCTACATCGAGCGTTACCAGCAGTGTGACGCGATGCGAATTCATACCCATGCCAGCGCTCCTAGCAGCAAGCCGCAGATCACCGATACCAATAGAACCAGGTATAAGCTTTTCTGAGTTTTCGCTAGCCAATAGACGAGCGGCGCTTCTACCGCGAGAATAAGTAACGCAATTAAAACCTTGATCATCTCAGCTCTCCCTGTCGTTGCTTAACGGTTCACAAGTGGTGGGCGATGGTGTACGGTAACGCTTTCCAGCTTTATCGAATTCAATCTTCGCCACGGTCATGCACGTCGTCTCGTCTGGGTATATGCCCGGGCGCACGTGCGGCACAAGCGTTCCATTAGCATAGACCCAAACGATTAGAACGAATCGCATAAACTCTCCAATTCTCGTATCATACTCTCATGGAATTCGATTGCACCCTTGCGAACCGAACGAGTAGCGGGAACCACGGCCATCTTCGGATTGCTCCAGTCTGCAATGCGCTGCTTGTGAAATGCGACGCGCGTTTTGACCCGCCCGCATATCACCTCGTGCTCGTTCCAGCGCTTGACCAACTCGTCCGCATCCTCTTTGTGCAGGGAGGAGCATTGGCAGCCGAAGAGCGGACCCACAATAAACTTCGAGCAACCGCACGGACATGGCTTCGCAATCAACTTGAAATCCTTGCTCACTTCAGCAGCTCCTCTAGTTGCTTGCGAACCGTTACGTGCGCGGTCTTTATTCCCATCGCATCCGCGAACGATTGTTGGGTGTCGTGATATGCGATAGCTCCCTCGATGCGTTGCACCAGCTCGTTGTACTTGCGCGCGGTTTCCTCCAACGCCGTGATGCGCTCGCTCATCTCGGCAATCGCGCTCTTGGTCAGCCCAATCACATCGCGCAACATATCGGTCAATTCAACTAAGGTCGGCGGGTTGCTCATGCCTGGCTGCTCCACGGTTTCCATTCGATATCGTCCGCATCCACAACCTGCCCTCCGGTCGTATCGCCGTTGTAGTTGCCCATGCGCACGAGGTTGTGACCGTGCTCATAGGTGCAATAGCCGAAGCGGTACGCCTTCGAATCGGCGGATATAAATCTCCACCAAACCAACGAACCCGGTGGCGGACGGTTTCTCATCGCTTGCGCTCCTCTGGATGCGGGTCGGGACGAATCGAGTGGTGGGTGATCGTTTTATCGAACGTCGGCGTGATCACGAGCTTGGACGTTCCTGCCAACCACCGTTCGTGCCAACAGCTCAGAGCGAAGCCTTCGCTGGTACCGATGGCATTCGCCGTGATATACAGCGTCCCTTCCGAGTCTATGAATGCGTTCATTTCTTCCTCCGTGCGGCGCGTTGCGCCACGCTTATTTTCTTTGCGGGCTTACGTGCCCACTTGCGAATCTCGGAGACTTGTTGACGTTGCCAATCCTTTGTACCGGGCTTGGGTTTGCGCGCACGCATCGGATGAACCGGGCAATTCGAAGCGATGCCCTGGCCGTCGGGCTCGCATAAGCACGTGCGTGCGGGCTTTATAGGAACGTCCGACGGTCGTACGGTCGAATGCCGCTCGCTATGCCCCAACGGCAAGAGACACTGCTGCTGGGATCCTCGATGCACGTAGGAGCATTCGTCGTCCTCGGCTATGCCGTCCATGCGTTTCCAGCCCGGTTGCAATGTACGTGCTACGCCAGCCGCTTCTAGCTCGCGCTCGATAAATGCCGCTTCACTCTTTGGGGACCGTATCTCTCGGGTAATCTCGGGTATGCCCAGGGATTTGGCAATGCGGACGCCCGGACTGTCGCGTTGCGTCAACGGTTTGATGATCGCAGATTCGAGTATTGCCTGCGGGCTCTCGGTCCCTAGCGGTGGCATCGATTCGAGCGCGTACGGCTGCATATGCTTGCGTGGGAAGCGCACGTCAAACGAGTTGGAGTGCAACGGGTATATGGTCAGAACATGCGAACCCTGAACGTTCAGCGCACCGTCTCCGGTCACGCGTAAGCACAACGATTTGTCGGGTGCGATCGATAGGCTCATGGATTCACCCATCGCTAGCATCTGCGGCGTGATCAAGCGACGCACGGGTGGACGGCGCTTCATGCGTGCAGGGTTTGCTAGCGTATCCGCAATCTCGTTCAATAGCGTGATTGTGCGCTCCATGCGTATCTCGTTCGCGAACGTACTCATCAGCTCGAAATCGTCAAGGAACGATCGTAGGATGTTCGCAGCGGATCGTAGAATCTCAGCCTTATTTGTGGTGGTCATGTTCTTCCCCGTAATGAGCAACGTATAGAGCGTGAGCAAGAGCCGGCGAGGATTGGCCCGCATACGTGCAGTATCGTTCGCGGCAATGAATCGACCACTCGTCCCTGGTCTTGCGACCGCGCGCGGGTACCGGCACGATGCGCACGTCTGCCACGATGCGTATTCCCTGAACGAGCAGAAGCCCACCCGGTCGTTGTTTATCCCCTTTCACCTGCAGCGGTCGTTTATTTTTTGACACGACGGCCTCCCTTGTGTTTGCGATTCCAATTCCTGCGTGCGACATGCCTGCGCGGCGCATCCATGCGAGCGAGCGCTTCTAATAGCCGCGCGCGTGCAATCGATTTGGGTTTCACGCCAGTGGATAGATAGGAGACGCATGCGATTTCTATTCCCCTACTGGCATTGCCGTTACCTATCTCGCGCGCTTGTTGCATCGTGGAGCTGGGCACGCTTATCGAGTAGCGCGGACGCGCACGAGCCGCACGCTCTGCGGTTATCTCGGTTTTGCGTATGCGCTCCTGCTCGGCATACCAAGCGTCATCCTTCTTCTGCGGCTTGCGTTCGTAGACGGGCTCACCGCTCGGAAGGTAGCGTAGTATTTTTCGTTCAGCCATTTCTATTCCTCATATGCGCAATAAATCGTATGCATGCTATAAGAACGAGCGCTAAGTGAGGAAATATTTATTCTTTATGCGTACATTGGTACGTACAACCTATGCACAATTGTGTGGACAAATAGATTTAAGTGCTACGTTTTACGGCATTTGCTCATGTGTGCATACGTGCTCGCGCGGACGCGCACACGCGCGAAAGAAAATAGACGAAAGAATAAGATAGCTATATAACGCACGATTCTTAAAACGCTAAATCCGTATCCTATTCGATGCTTATATATATGGAATGCTATATTAATTAATAACTTAAATCTTACATTTGCTTGGACTATGTATAATTTGTGCATATAAAACTATGCATAAGAGAGGTTTTAGGGGTTATTTGTCATCTTCTTTACGATCATCTTGCGGACGTGTGGTCACGTACTCAACCTCACATACTTTCCGGAACTATACATGATCGTTATCTTCTATTCTCATAGCGCTGATCAAATCTTAACCAATTCTCTGTTGAGTAGATTTTAACCACCAAGATTAGCTCGTGCTAATATGCTGCTCTGGGCGTTTGGTGCAAGTGCATTTCGGTTCCAGTTCTAGCGGCCGCCTGGAACACCGCACGCGATTCAATCGGGTTGCAACCTGAGCGAACCTCCAAACGTCCTTCCAAATTCAACCGTGCAGTTAGGAGCGGGTCTTTAAAATGCGGGCCAAGTTGCAACGCGGCTCAACGCATACGATCGTGACGACTGGTTTACGCGAGCCAGTACAACGACAGACCCGCTCCTGGCGCCTTTGCTCCTAACCTGAGGAAATCCCGATGCGAACACGCAAGCGCTGCATCTGTACTCGACCTGCGTACGGCTGGAGGACATGCACATGCCGCCGACGGTAATACCGGACTTCGATGATCCGGTGTGGGCTGATAAGAACGAAGCCTTGATGGACGGGCTAAAGCGTGCAGCCCTGGCCGTGCTCGAACATTCGGGCGGCGCATCGATCATCGAGATACCGCTGGACGAGCACACCACCCTGAGAATCGCTCGCAAATGCCCGCCAAGAAACAAAAGCAATTAGTCTGCCCGTATTGCGGTGGCGTCAATGGCGTCGAGTACAAGTGGCGCATCGAAGAGCTACACTCAGAGACGTGGAGCGGTCACGACGAGGATAACGAATTCTTACGGCTGATTCGCTGCAATGTTCCGCGCTGCATGGATTGCAAGCGCACCGTGACACGCGAACAGATCGACGCTATTCGAGCCGGTGAATAGAAAAGTTGCGCGCACGTTCGTGTAGCGCGACGATATGCCCCGCCCTGACGATTCGATCGGCTTAAAGCAACTCACCTAAACGTTTGGAGGTGATCCCAATGCTCTAGCACGCATAACCACAAAGACGGACTTTCCATAGATGATATAGGACGCTCGTTCATCGCAGGGGCGAGCGTTCTACCGGCTGCATCAGAAAGCGCTTCGATCATCGACCGCTACGAACACCCTTGCAATAGCAACGGCATGTCAAGCGCTTTCTAATGCGGCGCTCGCGCATCCTACCATTTCTCGTTGCGATGCTCAACGAGTGGATGTCGCGATCGCTCGCAGACTCCCAACTAGAATTACTACTCGGAGATGCGGTATGGCCGACGATAAAACCAACCCATGTTCTCGTTGCGCAGAACGCGCCGTCGATCAGCTGAAAGAGAAGGAGCGTGATCGACTATGGCGAGATCGAGTGGACGTCGCTAGCGGTTACGCTGCCGCATTGAGCGGCGCTGGTGCGGTTACGATGGTAGATGAAGCACGCATCCCTGAACGGAATATCCACGACGTATTCGACGGTCATCTTGGACCAGAGTCGAACATGCCGGCCCTCGATATCAAACCCGGCGAGGAAGCCGTGGTCCAGGTTAACTCGTTCATGACTACACCTCGCGCATTCGAAGAGGTTGAGATCGATGGCGGCGTTCGACAAGCGGTCATGGATCCAGATCCCTCGATGGTTGAGCAGGCGAAGCGTTACGTGTTCTCAACTGAATCGCGTTTTGATGTAGGATTCTGGCATCGATCACCGCTCTTCATCGAGATTGCGATGCGCTACTACTGGCAGCCAGGATTCAACCCAATTGGATCGTTCGCTATCGAGAACATTCAGCGCGAGCTGTGCGAGGCAGGGTTGATCGAACGCAACACGTGGGACTCGCCAACGTACGTACCGGTCAAAGATGCGTTGCGCGTCTACGTCGAGGCCCTTGGATCGGTTGCTCTCCCTGTACGACGTTGGGTTATGCCATGACCAGCGTTGCGCAAGGCGTAAGCATCGCAGAAGCGGCTCACGAGCTGTACCGCGTGCTGAAGGTAACGACCGCATGTACGTGCCAATACAACGTCCCGTACGCGGACAGCGCCGTGAAGCGGGAGATCACAGCGCAATGCCAGCGATGCAAAGCTCTCGCGCAATGGGAAACGCTGATGAGCAATCCTTTAATCATCGAACCTTAGGAGAACGATATGCCCTTACCCCGAATCAGCGTCACCACCACGCTAACGCAAGAACAGGTCGAACGGTTAGATCAGCTGTGCGAGAAGAACGGCGATATTTCGCGTTATCTCATGCTCAAGAGCGCGCTTGCACAGGTGGATAACCCTGAACACCCCGACCAAAGCATCTTTCTGACTGGAGAATCGGCATGAAGTGGGCTCAGTACAAGCGCAAGGGTTTGACCGAAGCACGTCCGTATGTACCGGGCGAGAGTATGATCGGTATCTCGGTCAGCAACACCGACGTACCGAAGGAAGGCGGCATGATCGCACGCAACCCGACGGACCATATGGACCAGTGGTACATCGCTCCCGAGTACTTCGCCAAGAATCTGGAGCCAGCATGAGCATGGTCAAATGCGATATCTGCCAGCGCCAATACGACGCGAAGCATGGGCACGAGTGCCAGCCGATGCATTACAAGCCCGTGCTACCCGGCATGACGTGCGATTTGAGCTATGTCGGCGTGTGCGAAGCTGCGTCCCAATGTGGCGATGCCTCGGTCTACTACTTGTACGTCAACCCTGAGGACGTGGTGATAGCGCGCAGCGTGGCGAAACATTGCGTCAACTTGTGTTCGTTCTGGGTCAACGTGTTGCCACGTCCCGGATTGAAACGCGGTGAGTGGTGCGTTGCTGCCAACGGTGAATTCTTTGGATCGATGGGGGTTATATGAGCGAAGATAGAGTTCCGTACAAAGCGTTTCAACAACGCGTCGTCGACGAGAACACTGAGCTGGAAGAGAAGCTGACGAAGCTAACAGCATTCCTCGAAGGGCAAGTATTCGCGACGTTGGATAAGGAAGATCAAGTGTTGCTGCAAGCTCAGTGGACGGCAATGCACGAATACTGGCGCGTTCTCGGCTTACGCATTCGGAGATTCTCGTGATCATTGCCAACCAGCTAGAAGTATTCATCGCTGATCAGCTGGAAGTAGGATTCGATACGCTCGGTCAACGGGTTAATCTCGGCTGGTTCATGGATAGTGTGCTGCAGTGTGTAGCTACGTTAAACGCGGATGATATCGAAGTGTTAATCAAAGAGCTACGAAAAGCGCGCGTCAAGCTGAAAGCCAATCCCGCACGTGAGGTAAAGCTGTCGTGATCACGAGCTTTCGGGGGAAGTACGCGTTTCTTAGCAACTTCGCGATGGTGCCGATCAAGTACGATGGCTGGGTGTATCCGAGCGTTGAGCACGCGTATCAGGCTGCGAAGACATCTAACTTGCGCAAGCGCGAGAAGATACGCTGCGCTCCAACGTCGGCGTACGCCAAGCAGCTGGGCAAGCGTGTACCAATGCGACCGGAGTGGGAGGGCATTAAGCTGAATGTGATGGAGGATTTGCTGCGCAAGAAATTTGCGATCAATCCCTTTCGCGATGCGCTCATCAACACGGGGGGTGCGGAGCTAGTCGAGGGCAACGTATGGAACGACGTGTATTGGGGCGTGTGCAAAGGCGTCGGCGAGAACCACTTGGGCAAACTGCTGATGAAGCTGCGCTTGGAGCTACAGGACAACAACGCTTGGCGGGAGACACGGCAATGACCGATAAGCTGATGAAGGAATTGAGCACGGGCGACTTTGAGACGGGCAACATCCGTTACAGATTCAAAGAACGTTACACGTACGGCTGGACGGATATGCGCGGGGTGATGCACACGACACCGCACGAGCCCGCAGATATGACCGTCGCATATTGCCGCTACTTCCAACGCGACACGCCGCATGGCGATGGCATTTGCATCTATCACCGAAACGGGGAATGCCGTGAAGAAACACCGTAAACCAACGAAAGACTCGCGTAGCTCCGATCGTTACGTGGGCAATCAGTTCATGATCGATAAGGTAATGAAGGCTGCGCATGCCGCTCCTCGCAGTACCGCTGCGCCTTCGTCGTATGAACAACGGGACAAGCGACAGGTGGCGCAAGCGAAGCGCGAACGGCGCATGGAGAAACGCAAACATGCAGAGCAAGAGTAATCGTCGTAAGCCTTTCGACGTGGCGATGTGGCATCGTTGGATCAAGGATCGCACTCCGGACGAGCACACCGGGAAGCTGCGTGCGGGCATTAATGAGACTCGACGCAATATCGAGAACCGACAGAGCGACCGTTGGAAAACACTTCGATGAACAGAAGAAATTTCGTAACTCTCGCGGTTAGCGCTGCGCTCGCGCCTACCGAACTGATCAAGCTCGATGTCGTCGATCCCAAGCTAGTGGCTGCTAGCGAGGCGTGGGCTAACCAGCTATACGCATCGATGCTACAGACGCGGGAGATGATCGCAGCTAGGCTTTACAACCCCCACGCGGAATGGGCCAAGATTCTTTACGATCCGTTACGCGAACAATTCGATATCATCTACCTTGATCACAAAGATTTATTCAAGGATGCATTCGATGAGTGACGATAAGCCGAAGCTTGCCAGTGTTAAGACGCTGTATAAGTCGAACGCACGTCGTATCCCTGAGATGATGCGTAAGCTGGCGAGCGAGGTCGAGACTCCGCCGGTGAAAGGAGTAACGATCGATCAAGCCGTTTGCATCATTCGTGATTCGAAGACGGGGCGATTGAACATTTACGGCTGGGGCGATATCAACATAGACGCCAGTCTATCGCTGCTGGCGCAAACCACCCGTCAGCTAGCGGCCATCGCAAACGCGGGCAACTTGTGGACGGTGAATACAGACGGCATGAAGCCGAAAGATCCTACCGACGTTGCATGAATCCCGATGAAATAGCTCGGATGATCTACAAGCGTGCGAAGATACGCAGTAAGATTCCCGAGATTATCGTCAAGCCGGTCAAACGCGGTCGTTATAGTTTTCGTACGAATCGCATCACCCTGCCCGATTGGATATTCAAAGATCCGCCGTCGGGATTCGTTGAGTACTATGTTGCGCACGAGTTGGCTCATGGCTTAAGAGGCAAGGGAGGGCATGGCATCGAGTTTCAACGGATTCTGTACAGGCTTTGCCCGCAATTCTATCTTTACGAGTCGAGCTATAAGCCGCGATGCTATGCGGAGTTGCTCAGGGAATTAGCCAGCACGTAGCGTCATCGATATTATCCAGGGCGTACAAGGCTCGGAGTATCGATGATCCGCCCCCGACGCAAGCTCAAACCTGCCAACGGTCTTTTCCTTCCCGACTACTTGACGGAAGTAAAAATGGTGGCGATGCGTGGGCTCGATGATCGCGAGATAGCACAGTGCTTCGGCATTCAATACGATCTCTTCAAGAAATGGAAGAAGACGTATCCCTCGTTTAAAGATGCGCTCGAGAAGGGGCGAATGCGCGCCGACACGGAAGTCGTAGCTGCGCTATGGAAACGAGCTACAGGGAAATTCAAGATCAAGGAAACGAAGATCATCAAGTACAAGGACGATTACGAAACTCTCGATGTCAACGTTCACTACCCTCCCGATGTAGAAGCGGCCAAGTACTGGCTGAACAATCGGAAGAGAGAACATTGGCAACAACGGTCAGCTGTCGAACAGAGCGGGCCTGGCGGAAAAGCTATCCAGATTGAAGCCAGTCGTGCCGGTTTGATCGACGATATCGTCAACCTGATTAAACCAAAACCTGATGGCGACGACAGCTCTAGTCAAAGCTCCGAAAAATCTTCAGCTCGCAAAATTAACAAGAAGCGCTCTTAGAAAAACGCTCGAAAGCTTCACGGCTTACGAACTCAGCGTTCTACGGTGGCGACTTCAGTGGCGAGCTAAGGCACGGGCAAAACAACTTCAGCCAACCGGGCTGTGGACCGTATGGGGCATCCGATCGGGACGTGGCTTTGGCAAGACGCTGACCGCTGCGAATTGGATTGGTCAGCTCGCCGCGAATACTCCGAACGGTTACTTCGCTGTCGTAGCTCCGACATATGGCGACGTGCGGTTCACGTGCTTCGAGGGCGAGACCGGACTATGGAATGTGATTCCACCGGAGCTGATTGATAAAGCTAACTCGTCGCTTTCGCTTCCCAGCATCACCCTGATAAACGGTGCGATGATTCGCGGCTTCGCCGGCGATAGCCCGGAGCGCTTGCGCGGACCTCAGCATCACGCGGCATGGTGCGACGAGATTGCCAGCTGGAAATACCCGGAGCTTGCTTGGGATAACTTGATGTTCGGCTTGCGCTTGGGAACGAATCCCCAGGTGTGCTGGACATCGACGCCGAAGCCTAAGCCGTTCGTGCGCATGCTATCCGAGGACCCGCGTACGGTCCTTATAACGGGCAGCACCTACGAGAATAGCGCTAACCTTCCCGACGTTTACTTCCAGAACGTAGCGAAGTACGAAGGCACGAACGTCGGACGCCAGGAGCTATGGGGCGAGCTGTTAGACCCAGAAGAAGCCGGATTCGTCAAGCGATCGCAGTGGCGGCTATGGAAAGCAGGCAGACCGCTGCCTAAGTTTAAGTTCATCATCATGTCGTTGGACACGGCGTTCACGGACGATACGTTTAACAAGAAGAAGCAGGAGAATGATCCGACGGCTTGCACGGTGTGGGGCTTGTTCGAGTACGAGAAGAAGCTGAACATCATGCTTCTTGATGCGTGGGAAGATCGATTGGGATTCCCCGCGTTGATGAAACGCGTAAAGAAAGAGCGGTTGCTGACCTACGGCGACTATAACGAGCCGAAGCTACGACCGATCATCGACGGTCGCGAGCGCACGTCGGGGCATACAGGACGGAAACCGGATTGCATTCTCATCGAGGAGAAAGGCAGCGGTATCTCGTTGCGCCAAGCGCTGGCGATCGAGAATGTTTTAACGGAGGCATACAATCCTGGACGGGAAGATAAACTCACTCGACTTCACTATGTGAGTCCGCTATTTGCGCACGGACGCGTTTGGTGCGTAGAATCGGATGTACGCAGGGGCCAACCGAAGACATGGGCGAATCCAACGATCTCCCAAGTCTGTTCCTTTGTTGGCGAGGGGAGTATCGAGCATGACGACTTGCTGGATACGACGACCCAAGCTCTGCGTCTGGCGATGGACAAGTTCTTCGGCGCTCTGGAATTCAAACCGGATATCGAAGACATCATGCGCCAGCGTGCGATAGCTCGATTGAAGAAATCTGGGAACCCGTATGCACAATGACACTGGAGAATCCGATGAAACTGTTCCAAACGATCCGGGACCGTCGACGTCTACGGCGGTTGCAGTCAGTCAGGGTTTCAAACGCACCGACCTTCTGGCAAAGGCTTTGGGCGGAGGTGAGCAAGCCAACGCACCTTCAGGAACACACTCCGATGTTCCATCCCAAGTTCGACGAGTTAAACGCGGAAAGTTTTTCTTGTCAACCGTCGACCAAGAAAAGCATGGAAGCTTGCGATTCCCCATCTTCCAACACTGGGGATTCGGAGTAGTCGTCGGCCAGATGGATTACGATTCAACCCTGAATGGTCATTGGTGCTACGGGGCTCACAACGACTTCGATCTCATCCCGGATCTAACGGCGCTCGGTGAGTGGCCCGAGTACGAACGCGTCGAGGAGAGGCGCGGTTGGGTACGTAAAGATGGAACGAAAAAACTAGAAGACGTGCAGAGAACGGATCGATTGCTCAATAAACTAAGCGAAGTGAAGAGGCTGACATGAAGAAGGTGAAGCGTGAACGCAAAGAAAGTGAAAGCACTCCGGAAGAAATCGCGCGAAGAAAGCGCAAGGCTCGACGGCTTGCTAGAGAAGCCCGTGCCAAAGCGCCAGCTGATGAAGCGAAAGGACACGGTGACGACGACGAAAGCGAAGCAAGTGGGGCTGATGCCGGGGTCAAGGTTTCCGCTCGGCGGCGCGATCCAGCACCCGCTGAGCGAACGTGGCCTCTACTTGACGTTAAAGAAAGATGCAAGACGGTAATCACCACCGACAACATCCTGAAGATGCTTCAACCGGGGGAGCAGGCGAAGATCGAGTTTTGCGATCGGCATCATGACGAGCTAGTGCGTAAGCTCACCCTGCATGGAATCAGCGGGCTGATCCTGACTGACGAGAGCAAGCTGGTAGCTCGATTGCGCGCCAAGCGTATCGAACCGCTATTCCAATCCTGTGAAGCCCTGATCAAGCTTGCCATTCACACGGTAGGAACTGAAGGCGTCATCTTTCACCGGTGTCCGGTCTGCGCGTTGAGCAAGTTCGATTTTCTCGGGCAGATCGCAGGTGCAATGAAGGATGCCGTTCGTCAACAGCTGAAAGCATTGCAGTGATCACTAATATCTATGCCCAAGTCAAAGACGTCCGCTACGTATGTAGGGATGATGGCTGGCGTTGGACTTGCGGCAAGTGTTTATTAGGATCCGTTCAAGACGTTAAGAAGTGCCGGGTGTGCGGCGCCAAAATCATTCGGGAGAATAGCTATGAGCGAGAACGGCTGGATCGGAGTGGACTTGGACCAGACCTTAGCCCAATACGACGGGTGGAAGGGAGTGACGGAGATCGGAGACCCGATTCCAGCGATGCGGGACCGCGTAAAAAAGTGGTTGTCAGAAGGAAGAAAAGTAAAGATAATGACAGCCCGGGTGTATTGCGGAGAAAGCGGAGAACCGGCGGGTGATCGATATCGGGATGCACAGCTCGGTCGGGTAGCCATTGAAAAATGGTGCATAAAGCACTTGGGGGTTATATTACCCATCACTTGTTGCAAGGATACTCAGATGATCACCCTGTGGGATGACCGATGCGTACAGGTGCGGCCAAATACTGGCGACCCCATTGGCGAGAGTAGATCTGAGATGATGGGCGGTATTGAAGCGTCTTTCAATCTTCACGGGGACAACCCTTACGTAAAGACAATGAAAGATGCCTACCGCAAAGCTGAAGCTTTCATTCGCGGAGATATCAAACGTCATGGCAGCTAATCCCAAGGATTTTTCTGACGACGATGAAGAAGACGGTGAAGTCGTCGATTTGGAAGAAACCGTACTCGACGATGTTGAAGATACGGATGATGGGGGGGCTATCGTAGCTGTCGATGAAGAAACCCCCGATCCAGTAGACGAAGAAGATTTCTATCGCAACATCGCCGACGATATCGAAGAGACGGACCTCGAGGCAATCGCGATCGAGCTGATTCAGAAGATCGATTACGACAAGGACTCTCGCAAGGAACGTGATGCACAGCAGGCGTTGGCGATTCGTCGCACTGGCCTCGGCGACGACGCACCCGGAGGCGCGGACTTTGAGGGAGCAAGCCGCGTCGTCCATCCTATGCTTACCAAAGCGACGGTGGAATTCGAATCGCGGGCTATCGGCGAGCTGATGCCACCGGAGGGGCCAGTAAAGGATTATATCCCGGGGGAGTCAACGAAGGCTCGCGTCGAAAAGGCCCGACGCAAGAAAACGTACATGAACTGGCAGTTCAAGCAACAGATGCCAGAGTTCCGAGCCGAGTTAGAGCAGTTGCTCACCCAGCTCCCCTTAGGCGGCTCACAGTATATGCGGCTCGTCTACGACCATCGCAAGAAACGACCGGTCCCCATCTTCGTTCCCGTCGATGACGTCTATCTACCGTTCGCGGCCAGCTCGTTCTATTCCGCCGAACGGCAGACGTATGTCGAGCACATCACGAAATTCGAGTATGAGAATCGCGTCGACTCCGGCCAATATCGCGACATCGACTCGATCGAGACCGGACCGAGTACAGCTCAGGTGCCGGAACAAACCGACTCGGAAAAGGCCACCGAGAAAATCGAAGGGAAATCCTCGAGCGCTTACAACATCGACGGCTTGCGCGATATCTACGAGGTGTCGACGTATGCGGAGCTGGAGGATGACCTTGGGTTCGCTCCTTACCTGATTAGCATTTGCGCTCACTCGCACAAGGTGCTGGCCGTGATACGCAATTGGGAACAGGACGACGATAAGAAGGAGATGATGTTCTGGATGGCCGAGTTCGGGTTCGTGCCGTGGCGCGGCGTGTACCATATCGGTCTGGGGCATATGATCGGCTGGATCAGTGCGGCAGCCACCGGGGCTTTGCGCGCATTGCTCGATTCGGCGCACATCAACAACCTGCCAACCCTGTTGAAGCTGAAAGGAACGAACTTCACGGGTCAATCGATCTCTCTAGCCGCTACTCAGATCACGGAGATCGAGGGCGGGATCGCTACGGATGATATTCGTAAGCTGATCATGCCGATTCCGTTTAATCCCCCTTCGACAGTTCTGGTTGAATTGCTCGGTCTGCTGGTTAAGGAAGGCGACGACGCTGCGAAGACTGCACTGGATAATCTGAGCGATGCCAATGTTGCCAACATGCCGGTTGGCACGACGATGGCAGTGGTTGAACAGGGACTCAAGGTGCTCGCTGCTATTCACATGCGGCTGCACGCCTCGATGGACATGGTTATTAAGATCCTTCACCGGATCAATAAGCTGTATGTCACAACCGAGGAAATCAAGGACGAGACTGGCGAGGTGATGGCTCTGCGAAAGGATTTCCAAGCCCCCCTCGACGTCATCCCCGTCTCTGACCCCCAGATCTTCAGCGACGTACAACGCTTCGCTCAGATCCAAATGGTGGCCGCGCGTGCCGCCGGCAACCCTTTATACGATCAACGGAAAGTCGAGGAGCTGATCCTCGAGCGTACGAAGATACCAAATGCGAAAGAGCTGCTCATCCCTGAACCGAAAGCGGAGGAAATGAATGCGGTCAACGAGAATGTTGCTGCATCCCTGGGTAGGCCAATCGCTGCATTCCCTGAGCAAGACCATCTGGCGCATATCCAAACGCATATGGACTTCTTGCAGAGCGAATACTTCGGTTATCTGGCCGTCATCGCTCCTAACTTCGTGCCGACGATCCTGTCCCACCTCAGGGAGCACATCGTTCTCTGGTACGTGAACGAAGCCTTTGAAGTAACGGAAGACTTGCTTATCAAATCTGGATCGAAGATGAAACTCGATCAAATCATGAAGGAACGCGATCCGGGTGTTCGAGCGGACCTCGACAAATTCCTGGCTGCTGCATCTCCCGGGTTGATTCAGCGGGGATCGAAAGTATTCGCCAAGCTCCCTGGAATCGTTGCGAAGGCGATGGAAGTCGCTAAAGCATATGCGCCGCCCCCGGTTGATCCGGCTCTGGCCGTTGCGCAGATCCAGGAGCGCATCGAGGACAAGAAAATTGCGGGTCGCCAGCAGGACACCCAGGCGAAGGAGCAAGGCTCCATGCAGCGTGCGGCTATTAAGGAGCAAGCCAGCGAGGCACGCGATCAGCGCCAAGAGGAAGGCGAGATCGCTCGTGCGCAATTCAAGGAACAGAATGCGAATGCTCGCAATACCGAGGATAACGAAACGGGCGAGCGTATGAATCAGCAGGACAATTTGACCGCGATGACGATTGCCTCCGCCGAGATCGAAGAAGACGGGAACACTCGTCTAGAAACCGGCGGTGGCGTAAACCCCAACCCACAAAGGTAACTAAGCATGCCTCTCGAAACCGTGAATTCAACCTCTGACGAGCGCGTTGTCAACAACGTCATGCGTCACGCTTACCGCGTGTTGTCCCCCGAAGAGAAACTTCAGATGCAAGCCGTTAAGGATAAGGGCTTGGAGCTTTTCGAGTTGATCGAAAGCTTCGGTGTATCCCGCGAGCTTTCGTCCGCTAAGACGAAGGTAGAAGAAGCGGTCATGTGGGCCACGAAGCATATCACTCGATAAGGGGAGCAAGATGCGTCAGAAAAGTTTGATCGAACCGACAAACCCCGCGAAGGGGATGGAATGGCTTTCACCCGACGGACATTCGCCCGTGTGGCGAAGGGTCTGGGATGGGAAGTCTTGGCTCGAGGATTTGAAGGTAGCGGGATTCCCAGCAACTGGTTTGAATCCCGACGGTGCCAATCTTCTGCCGGATGATGACGATGATGACGAAGATGAAACCGATGTCGACACAGATGAAACTGATGACGACGAAACCACCGAGGACGAAACCGATGAGCGAAGCGACACGACAGAGATACCAGCTGGCGACGGGAAGCAAGAGCCAGACCAAGGGACCGGGTCAGAGCAACGCGGGAAGCGCGAAGAAATTCAAGGGAGGCGGAAGAGTGGCAAGCGGAAAGGGAATGCGCGGCGGAAAGGGTAAGTGCTAACCCTGTAGGCGTTTTGCAACAAATACAAGAGCGTGGTAGTATATGGCCGCTGTAGAGAAGTTTTTGGGCCGACTCAAAAAAGAGAAGGTCAATCAAGCTGTCGAAGGGTTACGTGCGCCACGCTCGAAAGATTCATACGAACTCGGTCGGCTGGCAGGCATTCAAGAGGGCCTGTCGCTGGCCGAGCAATTACTAAGCGAGTCCATTAAAGAAGATGAGCAACCAAACCCGATTGAAAAGCCTCCCCGCCCAAGAGGTTAGTGCCGCGTATGCGGCAGCCCTGGCGGCAGCCTTCCCTGCAATAGACCCGGAGTTCGAGCCGTTTGGCGACCGGGTTCTTGTTCAGCTCCGCACGTCAAAGAAAATGTCTGACGGCGGTATCATCATTCCTGACGATGCTCAAGAGACGGATCAGTGGAGCACGCAGGTTGCTAAAGTTCTTGCTCTCGGCGACACCGCTTTCAAGAACCAGGACACCCTGGAATCTTGGAAAGAAGGAGATTGGTGTGAACCGGGAGAGTTCGTGCGCGTGACGAAGTACGGCGGGGATCGGTGGCGTTTACCGATTCCGGGTACTAACGACCGCGAGTTTGCGATCTTCATCGTTTTCCGTGATCTGGATCTGCTGGGTAGATACCGAGGCGATCCGCTCAAAGTGAAAGCGTATCTCGACTAATCTTCAAGCTGTAAGGAGTTTGAAACGTGGCTAAGAAAAAATCGACCGAAGAATTGGATGATGACATCGTCATGGTTGGCGATGGCGCCGAAACCCCTGAGGATGACGAGGATGATCGTCCGGTAGACAAAGAGGACGATGATTCGGGGGAAGAAGAGGAGGAAGAGGAAAAGCCTCGCAAGAAAGCGAAGAAAAAGGACGAGGACCCTGGCGATTCCGACGAGGACGACGAGCGGGTTGGTCATGGAGAAGAGGAAGAAGACGAGGAATCCGACGAGAAGAAACCCCGTGAACGTGAGTCCCGTAAGGACCGACGCGAGCGTCAGCGCCAAGCGAAACGTCGTAACGAGCTGGAACTTAACTTCCTCCGTCAACGAAACGAGTCGCTGGAGAAACGTCTAAACAACGTTGAGCAGCGCACGGTTCAAAACGAAGCCAACTCGATCGATCAGCGAATCAACAGCGTTCGATCGCAGATGAAGGTAGCTGACCAAGTTCTTGCCAAGGCGCATGATAGTGGCGATGGCGTGGATATCGTCGAAGCCCAGGCGATTCGTGACAAACTCCGGGAGCAGGAGACGAAGCTCACGAGTTACAAAAACGAGATGAATCGAAAGGCTCAAGAGCAGGAAAGCGATCCAGAAGTCGATTCTCGTTTGGTTTATCATGCGCAACAGTGGATGGCCACCAACGACTGGTACGACCCTCAGGGTGGAGACCGGGATTCGCGTAAGGCTACTGCGATCGACGCACGATTGACCCGCGAGGGGTACGACCCTCGTACTCCCGCGTATTGGAATGAATTCACGCGAAGATGCAAGAAGGAGTTGCCTCACGTCTACAATAGTCGTCGCGATGCCGACGATGATGATGACGACGGTGACGAGGACGAGCGCCCCGAGCCGAAGAAACGGCAGTCCGGTCCTCGCTTCTCTACGGGAGGTCGCGAACGTCAACTTCGTAAGAACGAGGTTTACGTCAGTTCCGAGCGCAAGCAAGCCCTGAAGGATTTGGGTGTTTGGGATGATCCCAAGCTTCGGAACCGTTACCTCAAAAATTATCAGAAGTGGGATAAAGAGAATCCCAGTTCTCGTTCCCGCTGAACCGCTGGCTATATAGGAGCTAGTTAGATGGCTAAATTAAAAGACTCGAGACTGAAGAGAGCTTCAGAAGATTCCCGTGCTGATCGCCACTCGAAAAAGCGGGTGATCAAGAAAAATCGGAGATTGTCTGACTCCAAGCGTCTTGAAACGTTCAGAAAGCAATTTTTCCAGGCTTCGTTGCCTGACCTTCCCAAGATTCCGGGTTATCACGTCTGCTGGTTGACGACGACTAATTCGCGCGATCCCATCCATGGGCGCATGCGCATTGGATATACTCCGATCAAGTCCCACGAAGTCCCCGGGTATGAACAGCTGAGAGTTACGTCCGGCGAACTCCAGGGATGTATTGGTGTCAATGAGATGGTGGCTTTCAAGCTGCCGCTCTCGCTTTATCAGGCGTATATGAAAGAAGCTCACTACACTCAGCCTAGGGATGAGGAGTTGAAGCTTCGGGTCGCGGTTGATATGGCTAATCAGTCCCTGGAAGAGCAGGGGCTATCGCGCAAGACCAAGATCATGGAGTACGAAGGCAACGCAGAACTGGGGAGGTCCCGTAAGGTCCCCAACTTTGGTTCTTTGGTTGGGGAAGACTGACGGGGAACATTTCGCTAACGCGGAGATCTTCTCAAAATGTCTTCAGTAAGTGCAGCGTTTGGCCTCCGGCCAAGCTTCCACCCGTCGGGCGACATCCGCCCCTCGGTTGGAACAATTACGTCTGGTGCAGCCGTGAACATGTTCATGAATGCTCCAGTTCTCATCGACTCAGCAACGGGTGATATCCGTCCGGCTACGGCTGGCGCGGCCAATCCACTCATCGGCGTCATGCAAGGCGTAGAATACACGAACGCGCAGGGACGTCGTACTGTCAGCAACTGGTGGCCTACCGGCACGGTTGCGCTGGCGAACGACCCGGGTACGGTCGTGTACTACACGCAAGATCCATGGATCACGTACGAGATCCAAGCCAATGGCGTGGTGGCGCGTACGTCTCTCGGTCTCATCGGCAGCTTCACGGCTCAGTCGGGTGATACGGGAACGGGTCTGTCTACCGTTACGCTCGATACTGCCACGATTCTGGCTGCGCAAGATCAGCTGCAGATCGTCGGTATCACCAAGGGCCCTGATAACGACTGGGGTGATGCGTTCACCATCGTACAGGTTCAAATTGCTCGTCACCAGCTCGTTGGTGCGCGGCCTGCCTTCGCTTAACGGAGAATAATTCATGGCTACGCCAATGCGCAGTACAGACTTTCGTTCAATCGTCGAACCGATTTTGAACGAAACGTTTGACGGTATCTACGATCAACGTGCCGACGAGTGGAAGCCAGTCTTCCGCGAACAACGTGGTACGCCTCGCAACTACCACGAAGAGCCGGTTCTTTACGGCTTCGGTGCGGCTCCTGAGCTGCCCGATGGTGCTCCGGTCACCTACCAGTCTGGCGGCGTGCTGTTCATTCAGCGCTACGTCTACAAGGTATTCGGTCTCGCTTTCGCTCTCACGAAGGTGCTGGTCGAAGACGGTGATCACATCAAGATCGGTACGACGTATTCTGAACATCTCGCTCAGTCGATGATCGAGACGAAAGAAACGTTGACGGCAAATATCATCAACCGCTCGTTCACGGGCGGCGCTTTCGTGGGTGGTGACGGTGTTGCTCTGAACGCCACGAACCATCCGATCATCGGTGGTACCTTCAGCAACCTGCTCACGACTGCTGCTGCTCTGTCGCAAACTTCGCTGGAGCAGATGCTGATTCAGATTCGTAATGCCGTTGACAACAACGGTAAGCGCATCCGTCTCACGCCGATGCGTATCGTCACGGGCCCATCGAACGTCTTCCAGGCGGAAGTGCTGCTGAAGAGCATTCTCCGAGCTGGCACGGGCAACAACGACATCAATCCGATCAAGTCGATGAACATGTTGAAGGATGGTCAGGCGAATATCAGCCGCATCACTTCGACAACGGCTTGGTGGATCGAGACCGACGCTCCGCAGGGGTTGAAGCTCCTGACGCGCCGTAAGCTCGAACGCAGCATGGAAGGCGACTTCAATACGGATAGCATGCGCTACAAGGCCACAGAGCGTTATATCCCGGGCTGGACGGATCCACGCATCCTTTACGGAACTCCGGGACTCTAACCGGATTTGGAATTGATTCCCTTGGGGGCCCCTATGCAACGGGGCCCTCTCGTATCTACCACACGTAACTGGTTTTAGGAGACTTGCACAAATGCCTCTCAATTCATTGGCGGTAACACGCTTTCAGGGTGGTATCAATACCTCCCCCGACGGGACGATCTGGGGTGGCTCGATGCCCTACATCGATCCAACCCCTTTCCACGAGTTCTTCGAGGACTTCGATTACTTCACGGCTGCCAACTGGACCGTGACGGAAACGCAGGCGGGTGCCACACAGGCTTTGCTCGATGGTAACAACGGTCTTCTGTTGCTGACCAACTCGGCTGGCGCTGCTGATATCAATCAGGTTCAGAAGATTGGTGAATCCTACTTGCCGGTCGTCGGCAAGAAATTCTTCATGAAGGCTCGGTTCGCTATCTCCGATGCAACCCTGTCAGCTTTCGCTATCGGCATTCAGGTGGCTAACGCCGACGGTACCGCACTGGCGACGGCGCTCGACGGTATTTTCTTTCTGAAAGCCACTGCGGCTGCTACCATCGCTCTTTACTCGCGTCAGGACAATACAACGGGCTCGGTTAACTCCGGGGCCATTGCTACAGTCGTGGCAGCGACGATGATGGAAGTTGCTTGTTTCTTCGACGGTGTCGATCGACTCTACTACTCGGTCAATGGCACGGTCACGGGTTACATCACCGTATCGGCGGCATTGCTGCCCAATACGGAGTGCGCCCCGATCATCTCCCTGAAGAACGGTGAAGCTGTTGCGAAGACTGCGACGGTCGACTACCTGATGTTCGCTCAGGAGCGTTAAGATGCGTCCCGTAAGAATTACGGGTGTCACGGGGACCACACCATGGGTCCCTGTTGATACTTATGCCGGGTTCCCCGGTGGCGTCTGGCTTGATGGCGCTGGGGCAGTTGAATTCACCGCCGACAATGTGTTTGATCTGTCGATCACTCCACGTTTCGGGACCATCACCCTTACCTCTGGGTTCGGTATCTTCTCTCAAGGTACGCGAGCGGTTAGGGCCACGGGCATGGCGCCCACTGACGTATTCTCTGTGTCGCAGCAAGGCGGCGTGGCGGGGTCATGATATGAAAGGTTTCAAGAAAACAGGCAATGGCCCAAAGTACGGAAACTTCACTTTTCCTTCAAAGGCTGGCTTCGGTCCCAGTTCTGGGGGGGTGAAACAGGTGTCAGGCTATTCCCGTCGTGCTCCAAAGCGCGTCATGAAGAAAGCCATTGGAGGTCTCGCATCCAACACCCCCCATTCAATCGGCTGGACCGATTTTGCCAAAGGCGGCAAGGTCCCAAAATTTGAAGATTAGCCGATTAGAGTTCACCGCCTTATAATGGCGGCGCATTAACATCGAGTCTGCTACACCCGGCGGGCTAACTGTTTTCTGATAGGAGAAAGCTTTGGCCACGTCGGGTACCGTATCGCAGACTCTTTTTAACACGAGAAAGGTAATTGACCATGCCTTTCGTCGTTGTAAACTGAGCCCCCAACAGATCACGTCCGAGAACATCGAGACGGCTAAGGATCTTCTTTACCTGTTTCTTTCCACGATTTCATCCAAGGGTGTAGCCCTTTGGGCCGTCGGTAGTGAGATTCTTCCTATCTACGGTTACGTTCCTGATGTCCCCTTACCGGTAGGAACCATCGATTTGCTCGATGCCAACATCCGTAGCGTGATGCGCCCGACGGGTACCTATTCATCATCGGAAGGAACGGCAGACAACGCTTTCGACAGTGACATCATGACGGCATGCACTCAGACCAACCCTGGGGGCAATATCACGATTCAATTCGAAGCGGAAACCCGGTTGACCACGTTCGGTATTCTTCCGGAGGTAACCGAGGAATGGGATTACTTCATCGAGGTTTCCGAAGATGGGGTGACTTGGGATACCGTCTACACCGCTGTAGCGCAAGAGATGATCGAGCAAGAATGGTTCTGGTTCGATCTCTCCGGTATCTATCCCACCAACTACTGCCGGATTCGCGGTGGTTCCGCTACGGTTCTGGACGTGGCCGAATTCGTTGCGGCTAATACGCCTAACGAGATTCCCCTGGCTCTCATCAATCGGGATGACTACGATAGCCAGCCGGACAAGACCTTTGCTAGTCGCCCAACCGAATATTGGTTTGACAAGCAACGCACTCAGCCTTCGATGGGGCTCTGGCCTGCGCCAGCTCCGGAGTTCACTTACTACCAGATCGTTGCTCGCGTTCAACGCTATATCCAAGATGTTGGAACGATGACCCAAGAAATCCAGGTTCCTCAGAACTGGTTCCTTGCAATTGTATGCGAGCTGGCCCGGCAGTTGGGGTATTCAATCCCTGAGGTGAAAGCGGAGGTCATGCCGAGCTTGGAGCAGGAGGCTAGCAATCAACTCAAGATTGCTTGGGATAGTCAGAGCGATGGATCTGCAGTGATGCTTCGAATCAACATCTCGCCATACACGAGGTAATCGTGTCTATTTTCCTAGACACTCGCGGAAACTCAAATCTCGGCATCGGGATATGCGATCGTTGTCGTAAGAAGTTTCCTATTAACGAACTTCAACCGGACCGGAACACCCCCGGTCTTTTGGTTTGTGAAGCGGACAACGATGAATTCGACCCCTGGCGGCTTCCCGCCCGTGCAACGGAGGATATCACGTTGCCTCACTATCGGCCGGACGTCAACATTGGCGTTACTCCCGATCCGGAAGAATATGACGGTGACCTTCGAATCACCCAAGACGATTTCTATCGTTTGACTCAGGGTGATGATTTGGACGGCGAAGTGGACGATGACTACAGAATCACTGAGGTGTTACCGTAATGTCGCTTGCTCCTACACGAAAGATTACGGCTCTGACTGTAGCCGAGACACCATTATCTGGTGATGAACTGCTGGAATCAGTTCAATTGGGTAACAGTCGTCAGATTCGAACTCGGGATTTGGTATTGCCTACGGATTCCCTGATTACGGTTTCTGGCATGGGCGGATCCATTCCTGGATCACGTCAGCTGGTTAGCAGCTTAAGCGTTCAATTGGTTGATGGTGGTCCTGGTGGCGAGTTGTCATTAAATGTGATTTCCGCCGTCGGAGCTTCCACTGCTCTTCAATCGGCGGTTCTGGCGGCTGGAGCTAATCACGATTTCATCCTGGGTCCCGATCCGTTGTTCCCTGGGTTCTTGGATTGCAGTACCGCTGCCGGTATCGCCCAGCTGACTGGAATGATAGCCCAGTTTGATGGTCAGATCGTTACTATCACCAACCTGGGTCCCAACTTGCTCACCCTGAGCGCTCTTACCGGCTCAGCGGCGGCAAACCAATTCAGGTTGGCAGCTAATGTGGGATTGATCACAAATTCCAGTTACACGCTTCGATATTCTACTTCCATCGGGAAATGGGTGCCTTACTCATGAAAACTCTACTTAAAACCTTGGCGCTATCACTGGCGCTGTTCTTCGGTACGGCCGATGCCCAAACGGCTTTTCCCCTATTCCAGCCATCTGATGGCATTATGGTGGGTGACGAAAATACTTTCGTAACCACTTCAGCCACATCCAGCGATGTAATCACTCTGTGGAGTGGTACTTGCGATCCTACCACATTCCTTCGCGGTGACGGTTCTTGTCAAATCGTGACATCAGTATCTCCGGCTAATCCCACGGCCAGCTTGGGGTTGACTGCTATTAATGGTGTAGCGGCTACCTTCATGCGATCAGATGGCGCACCCGCGCTGAGTCAATCGATTACTCCCACTTGGTCGGGTCAACATATCTTCAGTAATACAACGGGGGCCGGAGCGGTTCTTCTATCATCAACTGCCCCACTTTTGGGTTGGCAAGAGACGGACGGGGCCGCCAATAATCAGCGATGGAGAATCGGTCCAACAGCCGAAACCTGGAGATTAGAAGCGGTCAATGACGCGGTATCGGCGGCAACCACTGCCATCTTGGTAGATAGAACTGGTACTACTATCGATTCAGTTGCGATCACTGCAACAACCGCCACGGTTAATGGTTCCAACATCTGTCGTGCGGATGGCACCGGTTGCCCCGTCAATGGGGCTGGTGGATCTACCACTCAGATGCAGTATAACAACGCGGGCGCGTTGGGGGGTGCATCAACCTTCATCTTTGATGGGACTTCCTTTGTATATGGGGGTGGTACTGCGTTAAGTGTTGGAAACGTTTCTACCACTCGTTTTCAACAAGAAGGTACGGACACAGCTTCCGCTTCTCATTCTCTTGTTAGAGACTCTGCATCCAATGCAGGCCCCATTGTCAAACTAGGCAAAACTCGAAGTGCCGGTTTAGGTGGTAGCACCATTGTGCAAAGCGGGGATCAACTCGGATCCTTCATCTGGTATGGAGCAGATGGTACTAATCTGGCTTCTCAAGCCGTGTCAATTCAAGCTTTCGTCGATGGCACTCCGGGAACCGGGGACATGCCTGGATCTCTTGCTTTTTTAACAACTGCGGACGGTGCGGCCAGTACCACCGAGCGTTTGCGTATCAAGGCTGATGGATCATGGAGCGTAGGAACTGCAGGTACGAACGTAGGCAGCTCCGGGCAAGTTCTTACATCGAATGGTGCAGGCTCAGCTCCAACCTGGCAAGCCAGTGCCGGCACTCCTGGAGGATCCACCACCCAAGTTCAGTTCAACAACGCGGGAGCATTCGGGGGCGATGCGGGGATGACCTACGTCGCGGGTACAGACACACTGAGTGTAGGAACCGTTACTGCTGCTACTGCCGTAACGGTAGCTGGTCAAAACGTTTGCCAAGCGAATGGAACCAATTGTCCTGCTGCCGGCGGTACAACCCTGCCTATCCGTAGCATCTCTGTCAGCGATAACACAGCATCCACCGACTGCGGTAAGGTTATCGTATTCACTGGAGCTGGATCGCAGACATTTACCCTGGATGCTGATCCAGTTGCTAATTGCGTTCTAACCTTCATTAATAATGGATCAGCTGCAGTCTCGTTAGCAGCGTCTACCCTGTTAACCTGGTTTAACGGTTCTGGATCCAATCAAACCGGTACGCGTTCGATCGCCGTGGGGGGAGTCATGACCTGTACGGTTTTCGCCACTCCGGGCACTTGGCAGACATGGGGTTCGGGGGTTCTATGAATAAGGTTACACTATTTCTCATCGCCTTGTTGTTGCCATTTGCGGCAGCTACACCTCAGTCGATGTCTTTTGCGAATCCGGCGCAAGTCGTAGCTTCTGGCAATGTGACTACGGCCAACGTTGGAGGGTTCATCGGATTTAAGCTCGGGAACACGCAATGTGTTGCAAATAACACTCCAGGAGGTAGCTGGAGCGGTAATTTCACCCTGAACATCGGTGCTCAATGTTTTCTTTCCTTTGCGGGCAATTACGATCTTCGCATCGCTTTGTTCAATGCCGCTAGTGTTACTCAAAATTACTTCACCTATGTTCGTGTTGTCGATTGTGCAAGTGTAGTACGTATCTTTACCTCCGCATCTGCGACGTTCACAGGTACTACACTAAAGAATTGGCAATGGGGGGCAGGTGCATCTCCGGTATATGTCACCCCCTGCCCGGCGGGTACCATGCAGATAGTTTTCTTTCGATGATTCAACTGGAGACTCCCGTGATCAAAGAAGCTGTGAAAGAGTTGCTTCCTCCGGGTATGCCGAAAGCCCTTCGTTGGAGGTTATCCATATTCGCGGTGTGTCTTCTTTTTCTGTTTCACATTCTGTATGCTTGCGGGTGGTTAGCCAGATTCGGTTTTGGTGAAGGATTTGCTACAGCGGCCGATTTCAAGTCTCTATCTCAGGAAGTGAAAGACATCAAGGTGGATCTTTTGGAACAACGTATCTACGAAGC